GTGCCCGCCGACCATCCCGAATGGATCACCAGCGCCCAGCAGGCGCTAGGGCGGCGGATCCGCGATGCCCGCATGGACGCCAACCTGACCCAAGAGGGCCTGGCCGAGCGCGCCGAGATCGACCGGTCCACCGTGCAGCGGATCGAGGGCGGGCAGAGTGATGCGAAATTCAGCCACCTCCTCCAGGTCGCCGACGCGCTGAACGTGCCGCTCGCGGACCTGATGCCCCGCGTCACGGCCAGGCGCGTCCAGGGCGACGCACCTTAGCGGGGATCATGCCGGAGTGATGCCGTCCGGCAACAGTGTCCGGGTACATCTTTCTCGCCCCATAGACCCCGCTCTGTCAGTCCCGCCTCGTAGGCTTGCGCCTATGACGATGCCCGAGCAGTCGCCGGCCCAGCCCAGCGCCGAGGCCATCAACCGGGAGATCCGCGCGCTGTGGGTCGACGGCTCGATGCCGGCCGAGCGCCGCGGCGAGTACGCCCGCCTCGTCATCGCCTGGGCCGAGGCGATGCGCGCCGAGCAGGAGCTCGCAGCTTAGGATCCGCCTCGTGGCGATCGAACTCTCTGACGAACTGATCAAGCTGGAAGAAGCCGCGTGGGCTGAGATCCAGGCGAAGGCTCTGACCGTGGACACGGCGGCGGCTGTGCAGGCCGCGATCACGGCACACGCCGAGGCTACCGGGCAGTCCCGGTACGACGTGGAGATGGAGCTGAAGAAGCAGGTGCGGTCCCCCGCGGCGCCCGGCAGCTGAAAGCGTCCCGCCCCCGGTGCATCACGCCGGGGGCGGCCTGTGGGACTAGAATCGAACGCATGTCCGATGAGCCGACGTCGCCCGAGCTGGAGAAGCTGCGCTTCCTCTACCGCGTGCAGTGCTCCCAGCTCGCCCAGACCGAGCGCTGGATCGACGCCGAGCTCGCGAAGGTACGGGAGCGGGCCGCCCGCCGCCCCCTCCCCGACGGACCGGCGTTCGTCCTCTCCTACCTGCGCGTCGGCGGCAAAGCCACCGCGGACTCGGTGCACCTCGGCGACTGCCGCATGGTCAGCCACCACACCAAGCCCCTCGACGAAGCGCAGGCCCGGCAGGCCATCACCTCCGGCGGGCTGCGCGCCTGCGAGATCTGCCGGCCCGACTCCGAGCTCGGCGTGCTCGAGTAGGCGGGGCGTCGCATCCTGGAGGGATGAGCGCCCCGATAGTCGTCCACCGGCCCAGCCCGACCGGCGGCCGCCGCGTCACCGCCGGCGGCGAGATCCTCGGCCTGGCCTACGACGACCACGACCTCACCGAGTTCCTGCGCCGGGCCGGACTATCCGACGGCGAGCGGATCCTCGACGACCCGCAGTGGGTCGAATGGCGGGGAGGCCGGGCGCACCAGTACCAGGCGGCGTGACTGCGGGCACGACAAAGCGCCCCCTCCGCGAAGGAGGGGGCGCTTGTGGTTGGGCTCAGTCTTCCCAGGGCCAGGACGCGTCCCGCCCGGCCTCGAGCAGCGGGACCATGCGGAACGCGGCGTCGGTCAGCCCGCCGAAGGTGTGCCGGTTCTTCGTCCCGGACGGCCCGTGCCCGGCCTGGTAGCCGGCGAGGTTCCAGGTGTACACCGGCACGTGGGCGGGGACCTGGGCGGTGGGGTCGCCGTAGAAGTTGTAGGAGGCCTGCTCGTCGGTGACGATCAGTACTCGGTCGTGGCCGCGGTAGTGCGCCTGCACGGCGGCCGTGGTGTTCGTGCCGCCGAGGTCGTGGAACCGGTCCAGGACCCGCAGTACCGACTCCGCCTTGCCGAGCGGCACGGGCCGGCTGGTCGTGCCGAACTCCACCAGGTCCGCCTGCTCGGCCCGCGCGGCAACCGCCGTACCGAACACGGCGGCCGAGTCCGCCCGGTTCAGCTGGGTCCGCTCGGACACTCCGCCGAACATCGACCCGGACCGGTCCACCAGCACCAGCGTCCGCCCCGGCAGGGCAGGCACGTTCGCCAGGGAGTAGCCGAGCGCCTTCTCCAGCGCGTGGCCCCAGCGCAGCGACGGCGCGTGCTTGTACGCGGCCAGGAACCGGAACGGGAACTGCCTGGAGCGGGACACCTGGTCCGGGTTGGCCAGTTGCTTCGCCACCTGCTCAGCGGTCTCGTCTGAGACACCCGACTCGTCGAAGTTCCGCAGGTTCCGCAGCAGGGCCATGTACCCCATCGACGGGATGACGGCCTCCCAGGCCTGCCGGTCCATTGGGCCCTGGAGCCATCCGGCGAGCGCCTCCCAGGTCATCCCGGCGTGGGCCAGCGTGTCGGCGGCGTCCGGGCGGGCGAGAAGCTGGCGGCGCTTCTCCGGCGCCCACTCAGCCAGTGCGGCCCGCGTCTGGAGCAGCGGCAGGGACGGCGGCGGTTCCTCGCCGCGACCGTGCCTCCGGTCGATGGCGTGCTTGAACAGGTCGCCCTGCCACAGTGCTCGCGGCGCGGGGTGGACCAGTTCGATGACGTCGCCGAACCGGAAGCCCTTGGTGCCGGTGTCGTACTTCAGGAGGTTCTTCTCCGTGTACAGCTGCCCGACTGCGTCCTCGATGCCGCGCTTCACCGGCTTGGGGATGCGGCGGCCGTAGCGCGAGGTCCAGTAGGCGAGGAGTTCACCGGGCTCGTCGGCACGCTGGAGGACGGAGGCAACGACGTTTCGGTTGGAAGCCGGTCCGACGCCCTCGACGACGGCCGCTCCGGGTTCCTTGCCTGCGTCGAGTCGGGCCTTGACGAACTCGGCGGCGCCGACCAGGGCTGCGGTCCGCATGTTGCCCTCGGTGCGTAGCCAGCCGAGCAGGCCTGCGGTCCACTCCGGGTCGGCGACGGCGAGGGTGCGGATGAGGTGGGTGAACCGGTCGTCGCGCTGGCCGCCGGTCTCGTAGAAGGTGTCCTGGCCGACCATGTTGGTCACGGCGAGGAGGAACAGCTCGGACTTCTCATCGCGGAGGTATCCGATGCCGCCCTCGGCGGTACGGGTCCGCTGCCCGGTCGTGGTCACGGGCGAGTGGACGGCGGGGCGGACCCCGCGGGTGTTGAACCTGGACATGAAAAAGCCCCTCACGTGGAGGGGAGGACAGCAGTGGGTGCCCGAGATCAAAGTCGGTGACGGGAACGTAGGCGCTCTACCAACTGAGCTACCGGCGCCGAAGCGTCGACCGGGACTTGAACCCGGGACCACCCCATTAGCAGTGGAAGTAACCGTCGCCTGCGCACCGGGCACCCCCGATGCTGTGCCTCCCGAGATCAAGGACGGCAGCGGTTTCACTTTTCCAAAGAAGTAACCGCGGCCTGCGCACCGGGAGGTGCATGAAGTTGTGGGGCCAACTCTAGCCGAGCTGGCTCAAATTGGACAGGAGATTCGGGCATGAGCGTGGCCCCTCACCGCCGTTGCGGTGAGGGGCTGATCAGTCCTCGGGTATCGGTTCGGGTGCCGGTTCGTCCGGCGGGGGTTCGGGCTGCGGCTCGAGTACGCCCAGGTCGACCAGGGCGGCCACATCGCCGCCTGTCTCGTCGACCCTCAGGAAGACCCGCCGCTCAGACAGCGGTTCGCTCATAGCAATCCAGTTCACACGTCGTGGTGGATGAACTCTCGGGCCCGCTCGGGGATCGGCGGCGCGGCCGGCGGCTCCAGACCCGCGGCCCGGACCCAGTCGGTGAGCCCACGTACTCGGCCGATGAGGTAACTGATGGCCACGCCCGCGCCCTCGAGACGCTTCTCTTGTACCTCTGCGGCCGCCTCGAGTTCGTCGAGCCGGCCGGCCTGTCGGCCGATCTCCTTTCGCATGGCATCCGTGACGACTGTGAAGTCGTCCCGCCGATGGTCCCGCCGCGTCCTGCGGGCCGCCCTGCCGCTCCACACGGCCGCGCCCGCTGACGCCACCCCCACCACGCCGCTGGACACCGCGGTCCACATCTCGACGCTCATGGGCTCACTCCAGTTCTTTGGGGCGCGGGGGTTCTCTCCACCCGGCCACCACGATCACCGGCACTGTGGCTACCGCCCAGATCAGCGCCGTCACCCACCCCCTAGTTGTGTCTCCGAGGGGCCACCACGACACGAAGTAGGCGAGCATCCACGGGACGACGATGGCCAGCAGCGCGGGGAACCCGATCCAGTCCCGCCCTTCCGGCAGCACAGACGACGCCACAGCGAGCAGGCCGGACACGATCCAGCAGCAGGCCCAGGCGTCGAGAGGCATCAGATTGAGCAGCAGCCGGATGCCGCGGGTGTCCGGCAGAGGCTCGACGAGCTGCCCGAATCCGTACAGCGCCCACAGCATTCCGAAGCTAGCGAGGAACGCGCCGCGGCGGCCGAGGATCCGGGACAGCCGCCGGGCAACGCGGCGCGGCACCTACACCCCAGACAGCGGGCGCTCGGCGCGAGCCGGGGACACCTGGCCACGCGTGATCAGCCCGAGGACTGCCAGCACCACGGCGTTCAGGGCGCCGACGGTTTCCGCAGACACCTCCAGCCCGTAGGCGGCGAGCAGGGCGACGCCCGCAGCGACGAGCCCAGTGAACGCGGACGGCGCGATCGGCCGAGTGACCGCTGCCGTGGCTGCGGCGAACACGGCGCTGACGACAGCGACGATCGCGCCGGCCTGCTCGGCAGACAGCCCGAAGCCGAAGCTGACGACCAGGGACAGCGCCGCGGACACGGTGGCGATGACGAGCGCGGGCTCTCTTCCGAAGATACGCATGTCACTTCTCCTTGCTGAGCAGGGCGATGACCTTCTTCAGGTCGGCCGCGATGCCCTGGACGGTGGTGTAGGTGCCGACGACGTAGCCGTAGAAGTCAGGGATCCTGCGCTTCGTCGCCTTCACGGACGCTTCGTCCGCCTTGCGGTTGCGGTAGGTGAGCACCCGCAGCGCGATGCGGTCGAGGACCGAGTTGGGCAGGTCCACGGAGTTCTCCTCAGGTGTGGGCTTCGGTGTGCTGGGCGCCGGGGCGTTCGGCGGCTTGCTGAGCCGGGCTGCGACGCGGTCGCGCATCGACGGCATGGTGAAGCCGCGGGGGTCGCTCTTGTCGTCGGACCACTCCAGGTGTCCGATCACAGACTTGGCGCCCCAGCTGTGCGCTCGGGACAGGGCGGCGGACGCGCGCTCGATCGCGTCGAGCTGGACGGCGGGCCACGGGTCGATGCCGTCGCCGAGGTTCTCGCACTCGAAGCCGTAGAACGCCCGGTTCCCGTCGGTGCCGTCAGTGTTGCCGACGTTCGGTGCTGGCGGTCGGGTGCCGTAGGACTCGTCGGTGACTGCGGCGAGGACGTCCGGGTCGCCGCCTCCTGCATGGTTCGTGCGGCCGTAGCCGACGAGGTGGATGGTGCCGTCCTTGGCGATGACGCCGTGGCAGAGAGGGCCCGGCAGGCCGGCGTATCCCTCTCGGCAGATGCGCACGGTGGCGTCGGTGCCCTTGGATACGGTGTGGTGGATGACGATGCCGTGCACGGGACCCCAAGGGCGGCCCGAGGAGGTGCGGGTGTGGGTGCGCCAGCCGTCGTGTTCGACGACCTTGCAGCCCTCGTCGCGGAGCGCGGCGAGAAACCGGTCCGCGGATAGCGGCGTGGCCATGCGGTCTCCAGAGATGACGAAAGCCCCGGCCGGCGGCTCGGGGCGTGCGGGGTGGGGTGGGGCTAGGCGGGCGGGCCGGTGACGGGCAGCTCGCTGCTCACGGACTCGTGGCGGATGATGCTCGTGATGTCGGTGCCGAGCCGTGTGGACAGGGCCCGCGCGAAGGCGGTGACCTCCTCGACGACCGCTTCGGCGTCGATGTCGCCGCGGGTCGGCACGCCGACGACGACGGGCACACCGCCAGTCAGGTCACTCCAGAGGTTGACCTTGTAGACGACGCCGTCGGGGTCCAGTCCAGGGAATCGGATCATCAGTGACCTCCGGTCAGGTAGTGAGGGAGTAGGAGACGTTGTCGAGGGCCGCCCATGAAGCGCCGGTCGGTGTCGACGGCGGGATCGTGATGATCACGCCGCCAGCCGCGTTGATCTCCATGCGGGCGTACATGTCGGCCGCCCACTCGGTCGCCGTGATGAAGTACCGCGACGCCGCGGGCCGGGCGCCGGACGGAAGTGTTGCGATGGTGAGGGCGGTGGCCTTCGTGAAGGGCGCCGCGGTCGAGCGCTCGAAAGTGCCGCGGAGCTCGACCGCGTCGCCAAGGATGCGGTACGCCGGGCTGCCCCCCTTGGCGACATAGCCCGAAGCGAACGTGATCGGAATCCAGGCGCCCGAGCTGATCGTGCGCCACGTCCCGTCGCCCATGCGCGCCTCGTACCGGTCCTCGGTGGCGAGGTAGGTGATCATGCCCGGCACGGGCGCCGAGGCGCCGGTGAGCGTGGCGGTCCTTGACGTCGCCGACGTGAACCGCATGACCAGCCGCGGCGCGACAGCGTCGACGATGCCGGCGGCCAGCGATTGGGCGTTCGGGGCGTCCGGAAGGGCGGCGATGCTGATGGACTGCCCATACGGGTCCGATGTGGGCATGGAGTGCTCCCGTCAGGCGATCTTGTAGGTGAAGCCGAAGCTGGCGTAGTCGCCGTTGGCCCAGGTGAAGGGCGTGGTGGCGCGCCACTCGGTGGCCGCGCTGCCGGTGGCCGTGGTCGGGCTGATGCCGACCAGGTATGTGCCGCCGCCGTTGATGCGGCAGTTGCCCGAGTAGTAGGCGAGGCCGGCGTCACTGCAGATCGCCGAGCCGGACCAGAACATGTTCGAGTTCGGCAGCGCGGCGGCCGTGAACGGCAGCCCCCAGCGCAGACCTCCCGACCCGAATGTCGTGGTGCTGCCGGCGACGAACGAGATCCGGGCGTGGCATTCGTCGCCGTCGAGGGTGTACTCGGCGTCGATCAGCCCGTTGCCGAGCGCGGCGCCGCCGCCAGAGGCGGCGTAGGTCGGCGTGTAGGGCGTCCACGCGGAACCCGACCCAGAGGCGAATCGGCCCCAGCACGCCCAGCCGCCGGCCTGCGAGACCGTGATGACGACGATGTCGCCGACCTTGGCGCCCACGTAAGGCTCCATGCGGCGGGCGACAATCCCGTCCGTCGTCGTGATGGTGCCGTCCGAGCCGACAGTGGCGACGACTGCGTGGCGCCAGTCCGCGCCGCGGATGCTGGAGTCGGCGGCTGCGGCGCGTTTGCCCTCCGCGGTCAGTGCTTCGACGAGGCTGACCCCGAGCGACGTCATGCGCCCTCCTTCGCCGAGATCGTCTGCACCGTGAAGGTGCCGCCGGCCGTGAGGGGCACCGTGAAGGCGGCGACCTGGTGTAGCTCTCGCGTTCCGTCCGGGTAGACCACGCGGAGGACGTCGCCGGGGGCCAGGGCGGGATTCGGCAGGGTGGAGAAGTCGGCCCGCGCGTTGGGTGCCTTCGCGGACCGCAGCAGCACGGTGGCCGCCTGCGTGCAGGCACCGGTCGTCGTGAGCGTCGTGGAACTGTGGAACGTCGGCCGGCGGCCGAACGGGCCACCCCAGTAGGTGCTCGAGGTGGGGTCTGAATCGGTGACGAGCGCGGACACCGGGGCGGCCCCAGTCTCGGTGGACTCGCCGCGTGCGTGGACCCCGTTGAAGACGCCTTCGGCGGAGGTGCCGCGAACCGCCGAGATGTACACGCCGCCCTCCCCGCCGGATACGGTCCACACGGGTGTGGCGGTGGTGATGTCGGGGAGCTCCCGGATCACGAACTGGCCGTCGGCGTCGCAGTACACCTGGGCGCCCAGAACAGCTGCGATCTCCTGCGCGGCCACCCACGGGTCGTCGCCGACATCCCACGTGCGGGCACCGATTGCCGCGTCGACGACCATGCTGACGACGGCGGCATCCGGGATGCTCCGCAGGATGAGAGCGGTGATTGCCGCCACCGCGGTTCCCGTCGCCCGGTAGGGGGCGGTGAACTTGTCGTCGGAGACGACGCATTCCAGGCTCTTACCGTTCAGGGAAACCGGTCCGATGTCGACATCTCCGTCGTCCTCGTCGATGCGGAAGACGCCGAGCGGCACAAGCTCGGAAGAGCCGTCGGAGTAGCGCACGCCGCGGCTGATCCGCAGCCGGGCGCCGTTGGTGAGGATCTCGTCCAGCGGGCTGCGCGGGATTAGGTCCAGGTCGATGGCGCTGACCGAGCAGGTGCGGCGGCACACCGACCGCTGGTCGACCGTGACCGATCCGCCCTCGTGTTCCAGCAGCTCGGCGCTGCCATCGGTGCGCAAGAGCACGACCTCGGTCACGGGCACGTGGTCTTCGGCGAGGGTGGCGAGGAACCGATCGGAGACTGGGTACACGTCGCCTCACCCCTCGATTGGGCGGTTGAGGAAGACGTCCTCCCACGTGGCGTACTTGAGCAGGACGTCCTCCCACGTCGAGTTCTCGGTGAGGACGTCCTGCCAGGTGCGGCCCGCGGAGCCTGCGACGCCGACTGTGGTCGGCATGTCGGCCTCTCGCAGCGGCAGTTGCCACTCCCGCCACGGCTCGGGTGCGTAGGGCGTGACGCGAGCCTCGTCGACCCCTCCGACGTTGACGTACATGTCGGAGACGCCCATACCGGGCATGGCCTGCCACAGCAGCACGTTCCCGGAGTCGAGCAGCCAGTGAAGGGCTTCGCGCTCCTCGTCCGAGCGCGTCCAGACGGCCAGGCCGCCCTCCAGGCCGCCACGAGCATCCGACAGGACCACCGAGTTGCGGCGGCCCCGCACCCGGTACTCGGCCTGCGCGATCGGGCGCTGCCAGTTCGGGCCGGCCTTCACGAGCGCCCTGAGGTTCCGCTGCGGATTGCCCGGGTCCTTCAGCCAGCACTCGTTTCTGTCGGCGAGGCTGATCGTCACCGTGCTGGTCGTGCGGTTCTCCGCCAGGGTGGCGCCGGGTGCGAGGGCCTCCATGTAGTAGTAGACCGGCACGCCGAGGGGTGCTTCGTAGTCTTCGATCACCATCGTCGTGGAGGTGACCGTCACTCCGGAGAGCAGGCCTGACGTGCCTCGCACCAGCGTCCTGCGCCCGTCCGGCGTGACCCGCCACAGTGTGAGCGCCTCCCCGAGGTCCAGCTCCCGGAAGGTGACCCGCACCGAACCGGTGGAGTCGTCCGGTTCGACCTCGCCCGTCGGCAGGGCCGCCCAGATCGATCCGACGTCGAACCGCATCACTGAAGCAGGCGTTGTTGCTGCGACGGTCCACTCGAAGGCGACCTGCGTGGCCCCCGCCGGCCGGACATGGTCGTCGATGAGATGCCACCAGCCAGGAGTGGGTGCGGGACTGGCAGCGACAGAGGTCACGCCCAGGCTGACGTTCGCCGCGTCGTACCAGCGCAGTCCGCGCGTCAGAGTCCACCCGCCCGCCGTGACCGTCAGGTGCATCGAGGAGCGGAAGGAATCCTCCCCGGGCGGTAGCGGGTACCGGCCCGACCGGATCACTGACGACGTTGCGGTAGCCGAGGTGACTGTCATCGCGTAGAAGGCGTCGATCGAGGGCGCCCACGGCGAGGTGCGGGCCAAGACGGCCACGCCCGAGGTGACCGTCCACGTGCCCACGCCCGCCTCGAAGGACGTGTCGGAGTAGGGGACGACGGAGCCCGTCACCAGCACCGGGGCGATGGTGATGGCCGAGGTGTCAGTCCGCAGTACCTGCCCGGCGGTGGCGCCCGTGAGCCCGAATGCCACCGACGCGTAGGCGGCTGTGGGTGGCGCCACATCGGAGACGGACTGCATGTAGTAGTTCGTCCCGGGCGGTGCCAGATTCGCCCGCGTGGCCTGGATCTGAGAGTGCGCCGCGTCGTAGAAGCGGAGCTCGAGCCAGGCGGTCGACCCGCTGGTGGGCGGGTTCAGGTGCGAGGAAGCCACGTACTCCTGGCCGGGCGTGACCGTCGGCTGCTCGGTGCACCGGAAGGACGCGTCACCGTTGGCGGTGACGGTCATCGTGGCGACTGCCCCGCCGCCGACGTAGTTGATCGTCGGCCAGGAGACGGCCGGCGTGGTCCGGCTGACCGAGCAGTTGACGGCAGAGACGTAGGGCCAGTTGGTCGCCTGCTCGTGCCCCTCGGCGCCGTGCGTCAGCAGGTTGCCGACGGTCCGGATCGGAAGGCCCAGGTACACGTTCTCCAGGTAGGACGACACCGCGCCGGCGGCCGGAGTCGAGGAGAACAGCACCTGCGCCCGGACGGCCCCGGCCGGGGCCGTGGCGGTGACAGCAATCCGGTGCCACGATGCCGACGCAGCGGCTGTCGTCTGCGACCAGCTGATGCTGATCTCCACGTTCCGGATGGTCATCCAGCGGATGCCGATTCGCTCCGGAACTGTGCCGCCCGCCGCATCAGCGAAGGCCTCGTAGTCGGTGCCGGCGATCACCGAGTACGCGGAGACCGTCTGGCACTGCATCTCGCCCGACGCCACCGACCTCATGGTCAGGCAGCCGTCGCCGACCCGGCCGCCCGTACCCATGAGAAGCGTGCAGTTCAGCTTCGAGGTCCACCCGGAGATGGACGGATCCATCGACGACGTCGACTCGCTGAGGAAATTGCCGGGGATCGGCATGCTCTACCCCCTTCTGCCTGCACGTGCTGCGTCGATCGCAGGTCGCAGCGTTTTCGAGACCTGCAGGTTCGCCCGGTTGTCGACGTAGGCGGTGAACTCGTGGCCGTCGACGACGAGAGCGAGGGCGTCGCCCGGCTGCAGCCCGCCCGGACCCTGACTTGCCACCCGGGTAAGGGCATTGGCCTGGGCCGTGGTGAAGACGGGCTCGGGCCGGCCGGTGCCGTTGTAGGCGAGGTTCAACCCGGGCTGGAGGTAGCCGCCGCTGTCGTATGTGCCCTGGTAGGCGTAGCGGTGGGTGAAGAGCTTGTCGTTCCAGGCCCTGGCCCCCTTCCCGATGACGACCCCGTCGCCTCCGCGGGACTCCACGTTGACGCCGTTGATGGTTCCGGCGGTGTGGCCGACGCCGGCGTTCGTGATGCCGATGCGGTAGGGGCTGCGGCCGTTGAGAACCCAGCCGGGTGGGGCCGTCTTGCCGGAGAACGAGCCTGTGGCCCACCTGCGATGGGGGTTCTGGCCGCGGATCACGGACTCGATGGCGGAGACGAGGCCCGAGCAGTCCCAGCTCGGGTTGCCGTTGCCGCCCCACTGGTAGGGCAGGCCGGCCTGGGTCCGGGCCCAGGTCAGGCCGCGGGCAAATCCGCCGCCGCCGATGCCGACCTGCCCGAGCCGCTTGTCGGCTTCCCCGGAGAACCCCAGGATCGTCTTCACGATCTTGCGGGGGATGCCGGTCACCATGTCGCGATACAGCGAAGCCGAGCCCGAGATCTGCCTGATCAGCGGCTCCACCACGGCGTTCAGCCCGGCGGTTGCGGACGCCTTGACCCCGTCCTTCAGCCACGACACCCCGGTCTTCGCCAGGTCGACTGTCTTTGAGGCGGCGCTGCCGACCCAGTCGAAGATGCCGCCCTTGGCGAACCCCTGGTACTGGTCGAGCGGCTTCCCAGCCATCGCCGCGCTGTTCACGGCGTGCAGGCGGGCCCGCTCATAGGGGTCGCGCATGGCCTCGGAGACGTACACCCCTTCTCCGCGGCGCATGGGGACGAGCTGGTCGTCGCCCTGCCGGAACGAGGACTGGCCCGGCAGAATGCCCCCGCGGGCCCAGCCCTTGGTCTCCATCCTCTCGATCTCGGGGGCACCGAACGCCTTGGCAATCAGGTTCCAGGTCGGCACGATGCCCGCGTTGTAGACCTTGTCGATGATGAAGCGCACCGGCTTCTTCGCGATGTCGGCGACCTTCGACCAAGCCTTGTCGATGAATCCCGACGCCGAGGAGAAGCTGTCGGCCACGGACTTGATGCCGCTCTTGATGTAGCCGAAGGCCGGCTTGATGGCCTTGTTCCACAGCCAGCCTGCCTTGTCTCCGATCCAGCCGAAAACGGGCCGCAGGACGTTGTCCCACACCCACTTCGCCGCGTCGCCGAGCTGCTTAAAGCCCTTCTTGAACTGGTCGAAGGCGGGCTTGACCCCGTTCTCCCACAGCCATTTCGCGGCTGCGGCGATGGCCTGGAAGACCGGCTTGAGAATGGTCTGCCACAGCCAGGTGGCGTCCTTCGCGATGCCCTTGAAAGCGGGCGCCAGGACGTTCTTCCACAGCCACTCGGCGACCTCGGCCAGAGCCTTGAACGCCAGGACGAGGGGGGCGATCAGGATCGTCAGGACAGCGGTAGCCAGGATCGCGGCGGCGTCGGCGATGAAGGTGAAGACAGGCTTGAGGATCGTCTCCCACAGCCACACTGCGGCGTCCGCGACCGCCTTGAACGCGACCACGAGGGCTTCAAAGGTCGGCTTCAGGACGTTCTCCCACGCCCACAGCGCAGCGACCTGGATGGCCTTCCACACCGCCTGGACCGTGTTCCGGAACCAGTCGAAGTTCTTGTAGGCGTAGACGACCGCGGCGACGAGGGCCAGGATCCCGAGGATGATCAGCGTGATCGGGTTCGCCGCCATGACCAGGTTGAACGCGATCATTGCGAGCGTCCACAGCTTCGTCACGACCCACGCCGCGTACATCAGCTGGATCAGCCACGGCAGCGTCTCAGCGATGCTCGCCAGAGCCGACGCCACAGCCCCCAGGGCAGTCAGGACCGGTCCGGACAGCGGGGACGCCGCCTTCGCGATCTCGTACAGGGCACTGCCGATGTCACCGATGGCGCCGGCGATGATCGGGGCCTGCTGCGATGAGTAGGCCAGGAAGCGCTCGAACTTCGCGCTGCCCTTCAGGCTCGTGCCCCAGGCCGCGAACCGGCCCGTGATGGCCTGCATGCGGTCAGAGATCGACTGCATGTGCGGCAGGAAGGCGTCGACGATGCCGGCCATGCCCTTGAAGATGCGCCCGAAGGAGACACCCAGGCCCTCGATAGCGGGGCCCACCGAACCGGCGAGCTCCTTCTTGAACTGCTTCCACCAGGGGCTCTTGAACCCTCGGGAGACACGGTCCTGCAGGTTCCCGATCGCCTTGGCGGCGGCGAGAACGAACGGCGTCAAGCCGGGCAGCGAGTTCTTCAGGCCCGTCAGCGCGCGAGTGAAGATCGGCATCACGGCGGGCTGCAGCGACTCCGACCAGGCCTTGAACGCCGACCGGAGCTCCAGGAATGCGTTGTACGTCACCCGGGCCGCGGGCGTCAGCTTCGCCAAGGCCTGCTGGTACTTGGCCTGTGCGACGGCAGCCTGATCTATGCCCCCGGCCGCGGCGGACGCTGCCGACTGCTGCGCGGAGGCGATCTGACGCTGGGCAGAAGCGATGGAGTCCGCCGCCGACTGCTGGGCGGCCGCCAGGCTCTCTTGGGCGCGCGCAACCGACCGGGCGCCGTCCTCCTGCACCCGGGTGACGTTGCGCTGCGACTCGGCAACCTTCTCCTGAGCCTCGGCAATGTCACGCTGCGACTGGACCTGCTGGCGCGCTGCCTCAACGCGAGACTTCCCCAGCGCCTGCTGCTGCTCGGCGACACCCTTCTCCGCGTCGGCGAGCTGTTCCTGGGCGGCCTTGACCGACTCCGCACCCTCGACGCCCGCCTTGTCGGCCGCAGCCTTCTCGGCCGCCAGCCGCTGCGTCTCGGCCTTCTGCTCCTTGAGTCGCTGCACAGCCTGGTCGTAGGCCAGCTGGGCTCGCTGCTGCTCAAGGAGAGTCGCTTTGGAACCCTTCGCCTGCGATGCACGCAGACGCTCCTGGGCCTCCTGCACGGACAGAGTGGCGTCCTGCTCGGACAGCTGGGCGTTCGTGAGGCGATCGCCCAGCTCGGCCAGCTCCAGCGCAGCGTCCTGGCGGGCCTGCGTGAGGTCCTGCTGGGCCTGACGGGCGGCGCGCTGAGAGTCGGCAAGAGACTCCTCGGCCCGAGCCACCCGCTCCGCGGCGTCCAGCTGCCGGTCGGCTGCCTGCTGCACCGCATCCGCGAGGGCCTGCCGGGCCTGGGACACTTCTCGCACTGCACGGGTGTTGGCGTCGGCCGCCGAGCGGACAGCGTCGGAAACCGATTCCTCGGCCTGATTGATCTGACGGGCTGCATTGCGGTGCGCTGTGGCGAGAGCCTGCTGGGCCCCTGCCATCTGCAGCGCAGACGACGCCCCGCGTGAGGATGTCTGCGCCCCGCGCAGCGAGGACGTGGTGGCAGCGTCCTGGGCAGCCTTCTGGGCTTGCAGCGCGCCCGCGATACCGATGAACGCGGGCACTGCCACAGCTGCAAGGGCGCCCACACCGACACTCGCGGCCACAGCCGCAGAGCCGATCGCCCCGATACCCGCAGCAAGAACGGGGATCGCGGGAAGAGCCGCCAGACCGCCGATCGCCACAGCAAGATGAAGGACCGCCGACGTCGCGCCGGCCGTGTCGACATCGATCCGGGCACGCTTCCCGTCGACGGCGTCGATCGCCGCGTGGACTGCACCCAGTTCGGCCAGGGCGCGGGCCGTGTCAGCCCGTACCTGGACATTCGGGTGGCTGGCGCCGAGCCGGGTGAGCTCCGCCTCGATGAGACGGATCTCGGCCCGGGCGTCAGTGGCCTGGATGTCGATCCCGATGCGCTGGTCAGCCAGAGTCTCCATGCGGAACCGCAGAGCCTGCAGGTCGGAGTCCGCTTCAGAGGTGTCGGCGCCGATAGTCAGGCGAGGCAGAGACCGGAAAGCGGCCTCCAAGCGGGTCCTCAAGGCCCGTGAGAAGGCGCCTGCAGTGTCGTCCCCTTGACGGGCCGCGGCCGGCCGGGCAGCCCGACCCGCCTGGTTCACGCCGTCACGCACCGAGTCCCTCAGAGACGCGGTGAGGCGGGTCGCGATCTGCTGCCCGATCTCCTCCCCGATCCGCAGGCCGACGTCGCCGACCTGACGCTGCATGGCGGGCCCGAAGCTCCGCCCTGCAGCAGTCCCCGCGTCCTCGCCCGCCCGGGTCGCTGCGGGCACAAGACCGGCCCGCAGCTGGGCATAGATGCCGCGGGTGTTCGGGATGACATCGACCTCGACAGAACCAACCTGGATCGCCACCGGAAGGACTCCCCTCCACGCGTCAGGCCGCGCCTCCGTTGATGAGCGAGAACAAGCGGACGGCGTTGGACTCCGTGAGCGTCGGCCTCTTGGCCTTCTTCGGCGCAGCCCCGGGACGCCTCATCGGCTCCGGGCGGGCCGGCCACGCCGCCTTCTTCTCTGTGTTCACACAGATCAGAACGTGCTCAATCCGACGCAACACGTCGTGGCAGGCGGCCAGCAGCTGCTGATCCTGGGACCAGCGGCCCTTCTCCGGCTCGCCCTCGTCCGCCTGCGCGGCCAGCTCCTCATCCGAGAGGCTGTTCCGGAGGGCCGTCATCGTGGACGACTCCGGCGGAAGGTTCTGAATCAGCACCCGCAGCCGGCGAGACGTCATCTCCCCACGCCACCACGCGTCGATCTGGTCAGCGTCGCGCGGGTAGTAGCGGGCCAGATCGGCCTCTACTTCCTCCGCGTGCGCCTCGACGACGCCGACGGTCCACTGGACTTTCCCATCTGCTCGCCGGACGCCTCGCCGGCCGCGTTGGCGAACTCGCCGATCTCATCGTTGGTGGGATCGAGCTCGAGGTAGACCTCGTAGGAGTCGGGGCTGAGCACGTCTTCCATGAAGTCGTCGATGTCGCCCGCGCGCAGCTTGCGCATCGTGGACTGGCGCCAGGCGCCGCCCGGGATGACCTCGACTTCCTTGCCGGCGAGTACGGCGGTGATGAAGTGGCCTGCGGCTTCGACTTCCTGGGCCTCGGCGGGGGTGGTCTTCTCTTCGGTCATGGCGCGGACCTCCTAGGTCGGTGGCGCGGGCAGAAGTACAGGTGGGCGGGCCGGGCCCGCGCCGACGGTTGACGACCCGCCCACCCGATCAGGACCCCGTGTAGGCGGGGGTCGCCGGGACGCGGTCGGCGTGGTAGACGGTGTTGCCGGACTCGTCCGGGTAGGACGTGATCGTCCACTGGAAACCGGCGACCTCGTCCTGCTTGTGAGTGACGTCCGACCGCTCGGTGATCTCGCCCTGCGGGATGTAGAAGCCGCGCTGCAGCTCGCCGTCCAGGACGACGAACCAGAACGCCCTGCGGTCCGGAACCGGCGACGCGGTCTCAGCGAACGTCGTCAGGCCCGATGCGGGCTCCAGTTCCTCGACCGGAATGCGGTACTGCAGGGACTGGACCGTCGTCCGGCCCGTCTCCCAGGCCGTGACCGAGAACGTCCGGATCGAGCTGGTGATCGTCGTCCGGATCGGCGACGTGTAGCCCCACGGCGTGAAGGACTGGGAGTCCTCCTCGAAGCCCTGGACGAGGCCGTCTTCGGACAGGGCGCCGAGCGGCAGCCACGGGGCGAGCGGCTGCACCTGCGGGTCGCCGGGCGAGGCGGTGCCGAGGGGTGCGACCCAGCCGCCTCCGTTGGCGCCGACCTCGAGCAGGTCCGCGGCGCGGGTGATGTTGACCATGACGTCTCCAGACGTGAAGAAGCCCGCGCACGGGCGGGAGCTGACGGGTCCGGCGCGGGCCCAGGCCGGTCAGGAGACCGGGTGACTGTAGATCTCGTAGGTGGCGCCCACTCGGCGAAGAGCCGTGTTCTCGTAGGGGCGGACTGCCGGCGGAGGCGAGGACGTGACGCGGCTGAAGACTGCGGCAGTGGTGACGCTGCCGGGCAGGTCTGTGAGGAGCCAGCCGCGGACCTGGGCGGCCAGGGCAATGGCCGCGGCCCGAGTCGAGTGGTAGACGTCGACGTCGACCAGGGCCCGGTCGAGCCGGATGCCGTCGTCGCCGCCGGCAGGCAGCCGCTGAACCTGGATCGTGGGAAGTTCGCTGAGGAGACTGTTGTCGACCTCGTCTCGGACGACGACAGACGGCCCGGTTCGGGCCTGGAGCCACTGGATCAGCTCCAACTCGACATCGACGCTGCCGACCGCCGCCATCAGCGACCGCCTGCCTGAGCGGCCCGCAGAAGAACGTGGTGGGCCCGGACACGTTCCGTGCCGTACTCGACGTGCGCCCCATAGGCGGCTGTGTTGCCCACGACCGCGACAGCGCGGTCCCGTCGCCGGCCGCCGCGGCGGACCGGTTGAACGAAGAAGGAGTCCTTGTACAGGCCGCGGTGCGGATCCTCAGGGCCGCCGACAGGCGCGATGGCTTCGGCGACTCCCTTGATGACCTCAGCGCGACGGATCATCTCTGCGAGCACCAGGTCGCTGCGAAGGAGCTGCCCCACGCCACGCCTGGACATCCTGAAGCGAGCTGCGGCCACGGCAGCCTCCTTGTCTGGGTTGGCTATCCGGTGACGCGGTCCGCCGCGAACTGCACAGGCCCCGGCGTGCCGGTGAAAACGCTCCGGCCCCAGTCGCCGGGCTCGCCGGTGATCTCGCACGTCTCTCCGCGGATCCTGACCCGGTCGGTGGTGAGCCAGGCCGTGCCCGGCGGGGCGTACACCGTCCAGCCGACGATCACCGTGTCCCGGGCCTGCTGTTCGTCCCCACCGGCCTGAGGAGCAGCCTGGCGGGGAGTCACCACACACCCCGGGACAGGGGTCTCGACGAGCGGACCCGGGATTGGCTGTCCGCGAGGATCACGGCCCGGCGAGAGTCCGCGACGCAGACGCACCACTGTCTCGCCGAACGGGTACGGGCCGGGCATCAGCGATACCCCCAGCCTGGTTCGTAAGGCTCGCCCGGGAACCGCCCGTCGATCACCGGCCACGTCGGTGACGCGGTCGCACCGTCGGGAGTCGGGTCGACGGTGAAGGCCCCGCCCCTGCCGGCCAAGGCCTTCAGAGCCGCCTTGTCCGCCTTCGTGAGGTACAGACCGCCGGAGCCGGCCGGGCGCTGTACAGACTGCGGCCCGATCGTCTCGTAAGTGACCTGCTGCGGGTTGATGTAGGAGCGACCGGCGACAGACAGGACTACGGCGGTGGCCTGATCCGGCAGTGGCCTCACCACCGACTCGGCCAGCGCGACAGCCTGCTCGATCAGCAAGTCCGCCCGGTCGCCCTGGATCTCGCCGAGGCCCAGATAGAGGGCCAGATCCTCGGCTGTGGGGGGCGTGAACGTCATCGTCGCCTCCTAGCGGGCCAAGGCCTCCACGGCCTCGCACCAGGCCGCCAAGTCAGGGGCCGGGTCGAGTTCGGCCGACCGGGCCTTCGCCCTCTTCGCCACCAGTCGGTACTCGGCCGGCGTGGACAGAAGCTTGCGCAGGACCGCCTCGTAGCCGTCGACGTCATGCAGGTCGACGAACACGCCGGCCTCGCCCAGCGACTCGCACAGGCCAGGGGTGGGGTGCGCGATCACCGGGATGCCAGAGGCGAGGGCCTCGACGCCTGCCCTGCCCCACGACTCATACGAGGACGGCATCAGCAGCACTTTCGTGCGGCTGTACACCTTCTCCCGCATGTCGTGGCCGCACATGTGACTGACCACTTCGACGTTCGGCAGGTCGGGGACGATCTGCTCGCCGTAGGCGCCGGTCACCGCGAGGAACTCGACGTCCGGCATGCGGCGTGCGAGCGTCTCGAACAGCCGGCCGCCCTTCTCCTCGTTCAGGTTGATGAGCGTCACCTTGGAGCCCGGCTTCGTCCGGTACTCCTCCGCGAACACCGGCGGTCGGACGATGACTTCGCTGCCCGGCCGGATTCCCTTCGGGTACTCGGCGAAGAACAGCTCGGCTTCGCGCTTCATCCAGTTCGAGTTGTAGACGGCCAGGTCACAGCCGCCCGCCATCTCCCGGAAGCTCTGCCGGTGGGTGTTGTGACAGACCACCGCCAGAGGCTTCCCGTACCCGCGGGCCAGCGCACCGGCTGCGGGCACGTTCTCCAGGTGAGAGACCACGACGTCGGCCTTGCGGATCGCGGATCCGGCGTCGAGGCGAGACTGGAGCGGGATGACCTGGACGCCGTCGAGCTCGTAGTCGGCCCTGTCATCTGTGTAGCGGGATAGCCACACCGACACATCGTGGCCCCGCTCGACGAGGGCCCGAAGCTGGGAGTGGACCATCCACTCGGCTCCGGCGTTGTGGCGCGGCGGGTAGCCGTGCAGCCGGGCGACGATCCGCATCGGCGCCCGGCCACCCTCCACGCCCGGCATCAGGAGGAGCCGCCGGCCGCCAGGTACTTAACGAACGCCTCGACGTCGCCGAGGACGAAGCCGTAGTAGGCCTCCGCGAGCAGGAGAACGAGGTTCTCCTGGAACGCCGAGTGCACGCCGCCGTCCTCGTCGATGTACGTCGCCTCGCGGCTGACCTTGATGGTGATGTCCATGCCGACGCCGTAGGCGGTCTGCGACCAGTCGCCGCCGATACCGCGCAAGCCGGTGTCGGTAGTCCCTGACTGCCGGCGCAGCTTGCCCGAGACGCTGCGGGAGTAGGCGACCGGCTCGCCGACCAGGGTGCCGGCCAGTGCTGCTCCGGTGCCAGGCACGGTGGTGTCGACGAAGATCGGGCGCCCAGTGGTGTCGGTCGCACCGAGCAGGGTCGGCTTCATCCGGTGGTCGAGGAGAGTCCCGGTGTAGTCCCAGTCGTCGTCGACGGTCTCCTTCATGCCGTTGACGATGTCCTTGTAGATGCCGCCGGTCGCCTGGGAGGCGGTTCCGATGGTGACCGCCTTCGAGGTCTCCGCCAGGTAGTCGGGGAACGGGCCGGTGGCGCCCTTCATCGTCTTGCCGTGGATCGCCGCGCGGTCGAAGGCCCGAGCGAACGCGGTCGGCAGGTCCTTCTGCAGCTGCGTGAAGAGGCCAGCGGCGTTGGACCGGGCGACCTCCATGGAGACGGGGATGAGGACCGCGAGCTTCTTGCCGCTCATCGTCTTGACTTCCATGCCGCCCGTGCCCAGCGGCTTCCGGCCTGCCTGGTCGACCCAGTCGGCGGTCGGCACGTCCAGCGGGACCGGCACCGCAGTCTGCGCGGTCATGGACAGCGGCACGCGGCGGCTCAGCGCCATGACGGCGGACTGCTCGACCGACTTCTCGAAGATCGGGCCGATCAGCTCCGGCGGCAGGAAGATGGAGTTGAGGTCGGACGTCTTGATGGGGTTCGTAGCAACCATGGAGGGCTACCTCTCTCAGTGGCCCTTGAGGGCCTGTTCCATGAGTCCGGCGAACACTTGCGCCGGATCGGAGGGGGATCTGTTGCCGTTGCCCGAGGAGCCCTGAGTTCGGTCCGGGGCGGGACGGCGTGGGCCGCCCTCATCGGGGCGGGCCCAGTGGGGCTTGCGCTTGAGCAGGTCTGCCAGGTCGGACTCGATCTGCTGCACGTCGATGTGGCCGTCCTCGTCCACGTAAGCGGTCGGGTCCAGGGCGCCAACGGCGTCCTCCGGGTCCGTGAACGTCTTCGCGGCGAGGGCCTCCACCTTGGAGGCCACCGCAGCGCGGACCGCCCTCTCCGCTCGCTCGCGCTGCGCGGTCAGCTGTTCCGTCAGACGCTCGCTCTCCGACTTCTGGGCGTCCTCAAGTTCCTGAGCCCGCTTGGCGAGGGGTTCGAGCTCCTTGAGGCGCTTGCGGAGGTTCTCCGCCTCGGAGTTCTTCTTCTTCAGCGCGGCGTCGGCGCGCTTCCGATCGAAGGGCTCCTCTTCTGCGCCGTCCGCCTCCGGGGCGGTCTCGGGCTCCTGCGGCTGTGCTTCGACCTGCTCGGTCTGGGTCTCTTCGGGCATGGTGAACTGGCCCTCCAGGGGCTGAGAAAGGCCACCTCCAGGGCAGCCAGGGGGATTACAGAGCGGGCGTGTGCCCGTGTTCGGCGAGCGCCAGGCGGAACCGCCTCAGCTGATCGCCCGAGTGAGGGGCCGCGAACTCGCGGTACAGCCGCTCCCACTCGCGTGCGTGGTCGGACAGCTCGAACCGCTGCCCTTTGAACACCGGCACGACGCCGCAATGGCATCCGTCGTGGGCCTGGAAGTCGGCCGTGTCCTGCTTGTAGACGGCTCCGCGGGTCGCCAGAAGCATGCAGAAGCTGCACGCCCCCAGCGCCGCCGAACGGGCCCAAGCGGTGGCTTGCCGATCGCGCCGCACCGCCTCCTGGACGGTTGCGCGGCCCTGATCGGCAACCAGCTTCTGGGTGACCGCCTCGGCCTTCCTCTCCGCCTGAGACAGGCGCACCTCCATCGGGGCGAGCTGTGCCTCCGTGGTGGTCGGGTCCTCCGGGTCGCGCGGCCAGAGATCCTTCGTTGCCCAGCGCAGACTGTTCTCGACCTGCTCGTCCGGCGGCGGCTCGGCCAGAGGGACGCTGAACCGTCCCGGAGCCCCGGCGTCGATCCGCTCGGCGTCGTAGTAGTCCGCCGAGAGCGCGGATGACGCGGCACCGTACTGGTCCACCAGCGCCCGGACCGCGGCAATCCAGTCGGGGACGGTCGCCTCAAGCCGCGACGGGATGATGATGCGGCGCAGGCCCCGCACGTCGCGGGTGAGGCGGGCCGTGAGCCCGCGCTGGGCGGCCCGCTGCCGCGCGGCCGCGGGGCTGGCGTCAGAGACCGCTGTCGCCATCGTCGCCCTCCGGGGCAGTGGACTCGCTGGCGGCGTCCGCGGTCATGGACGCCAGTAGCTGGCGCCCCTGGGCCCGGCGGCGCTCGGAGGCGACCCTCTGCCGCTGGTCCTCCGTGAGCCCGGCCATCTCCAGCGCGACCTCGGAATCGGCAGGCAGCAGGCCGGCCTGGACCATCTTCACGGCGGCGTCGGTCTGCGCGGCGATCGTCGGGGTTGCCGGGTTCCGCCACACCGTCTCGACGCGGCGCGACGGGTCGGGTGGCTCGCCGTCCCGCACCCACAGGGCCAGTCGCATCGTCGCCCTATGCGCGGCCCCGAACCGGCGTATCCGCCGCTCCGCCTTCTTCACCAGCGCCCCCTCGGCAGAGCGGATCGCGTCTGCGCTGGCCGGGTTGTCGCTGGTGTAGCCGAGCATGTGCGGCGGTACCGAGAGCTGCGAAGACATGATCCGGGCGTACAGGTCGATGATCTTCGTCTGGCCGGAGGGATCGTGGGCGGTGAACGCCCCGACCGTCGGGACCTCACCGTCCTCGTCACGCTCCAGGGCCAGAACGCGCCCGATGTACGTCTCCCACGCGCTCTTGGCGTTCCCTTCAGCGTCCTGGAACGCAGACTCGCTCGCGCCCAAGATGTAGCGCTGAGGAGCGCCGAAGAACTCGGCAGCCACCTCGATACCCATCAGCCGGCGGCATGCAGCGTCCGTGATGGACCGGACCTCAGGGGTGATCTCCGACTTCCCGACCCGGTCACCGGTTCGCTGCCGGTTCGCCATGCGAAGGACCGTCACCACGCCAAGGCCGTGCTCGTCCCGGTCCAGGACCTTCCAGTCGCTGCCCGATTGCACAGCGTGGATCGTCTGGTCAGGCAGGTACAGCGTGACCAGCCGCTCGTCCGGCGTCAGCCCGAAGTCGTAGCGATCCTGGCACTCGCGAAGCGCGTACAGCGGCTTGCGCAGCCGAGCGTCCCAACCGAGGGTCATGTCGAGCGGCGACTCGTAAGTGATGATCGGCGGGGCATCCTCGTCGTCCGCCGTGCCGACCGTCACGTACTCGCGGCCGTAGGTCAGGGCGTCCAAGTGGGCAAGACTCGACTCGTCATACAGATCGTTCGCCTCGGCGATCTCCTCCAGCTCGGCGGAGTCCGATCCGTCGGCCCAACGAAAAGCCTCCAGGTCGAGGCGCTGCTCGAGCGCCTCCACGCCGACGCGAGGCCACCCGATGACCGTGTGCAGCGTCTTCAGCTGCGGAGGGATGCTGATCCCCAGGTCGCGGATCACCTGCTCCCCGTTGAAGTACGCGTCCAGAACCTCCAGCTTGAAGCGCTGCGCCAGCAGATCGGTGCGGAGCAGCGTGAGGATCCGCTGCTCGTCATCCGACAGTCCGACCAGGGGCAGGGTGGGAATCGTCATCGCAAGACCACCACCCTTCCCGTACCCCGGGCCTTCGACCGCTTCGCCCAAGCCGCGCTGTTCATGACCATCCGGCGAAGCATCCGGGCGCCGATCGCACACACGGCGAGGTCCACCTTCCGGGCAGACTCGCGGTGCTCCTTGCCGATCGTGTAACCCCAAGCGTTAGTGCGACGACGCGCGTTGGCGATGTGCTGCCGCAGAACCTTGTGGCCGTCGTGGGTCACCTGCCGCTCCAAGACGTCCCGGTAGAAGCGATCCACAGCCTCGGTGAAGACCTGCTGACGCCGGCGGTCGCGCATGTCCCACATCACCGCGTGAGCACCGTGGCCGGACGAGACCGCCTTCAGCTTCAGACGCTTGCCGTACCGCTGGGCCCACGTGTCGATGTAGCCGTCCCAGTACCGTTCGCCGTCTGCGTCGTCGAAGCCCGACCCCGGGTCGGCGAAGAACGCCAGCGGCCTGTAGGCCGCGAAGGCGAAGTCCACGATGCCGTCGACCTCCTCCCGCGGCACCCGCCAGGGCACCCCGTCCGGCCAGTTCGGCCGCCGCTGCCACACGCCGAGCGTCTGCAGATGGCCGTCGGACAAGCGGCACGCCACCAGACCTGTCGCGTCGTCCGACTTGGAGCCGTCGAAGAAGAGCACGATCTCGTCGCCCTCCTGCAGCTCGATGTCCTCGTGCGGGCATGCGTTCCACTCGTAGGGAGCCAGGTAGGCGTCCTCCGAGGCAGTGATCTGGTTGAACCAGAACCGGCGTGACCGACTGGGCGGGTTGCGGACATCGAGGATCGAAGCCTTCAAGCGCTCCAGGTCCAACCAGACTGAGTCGCCCCGGACCGCGCGCAGAGTGGGCTCGATCCACTCCTCGGACAGCTTCGCCTCCGCCGGCGCTTCCAGGCTGTCGTAGAACAGCCCGACCTCCGCAGCCCTGCCAGCCTCCGCCGACTCGAAAGCCTCGCGGGTCCGCTCGGCGACGCTGTCCTCGCCGGGCTCGTAGGCATTGGTGTTCGCCAGCGTCCGAGACTGACCATCGGTCGACTTCGTCGCGTTGCGCTCGATGACCGCGGCCATCTCGTGCCCCTGGTTCGACTCCAGCCAGTGGTGCGTCTCACCCAGATTCACCGCCGTAGGGCGGCCACCCTCAAGTGCACGGGGTGAACTCGTGACCGCCTCGATGCGGGCACGCCCCTTGTCCGCGTAGATGATCTCCTTGCCGAGGTCGATGCGGAACTCCTCAATCGCCCGCTTCGTCAGGATTGACGGGAACAGCGTCATCGTGTTCCGTGTCTGGTCCTGGCTCACCGCGGCGATCTGCACCCAGGCCGCCGGATGCTGCCGGCCGAGCGGCTGCCCCGGAGGCACACCCCACTCGTTGCCCTCGTCCGCGACCTGACCGAACCGGCAGGGGCCGACGAACTCGAACGCAGACCAGGTAGCGATCAGAGGGTCCTTGCCCCAGCCCTTCAGCCGCTGGATGACACCGTCGCGCCACACGAACCGGTTCGTCACCGGATCCATGGCGTACCACCACAGCGTCAAGCGGGCCTGCTCGGCGGTGTACCGCCACGGAGCCCCGACATAGTGCTGAAGGTAGGTCGCTGTCCACGCCAGGGCGTGCCAGCCGAGCGTGTACTCAGGAAGGACGAACTTGCCGTCCTCGCCGCGCTGCCAAGTAGGCCCGATCGTGAAGGGCGTGACGACCTCGGGGACCTCGTCCTCAGCCACCGATCGAGGCTCGATAGGCGTCAATCGCTGTCACCGAAGCCGGGACCGCCTTGACGGCCGGCTTCCGCTCCAGCTCGATACGGACCCGGCGCCTGTCGCCCTCCGTTGTCAGGAGGCTGGCCATCACCGAGTTCAAGGCCGCGACGTACTGTCCGTTCGGGGGACGGTCGCCCGTCAGGCCGCGGGACATGAGCTCTGCGGCATACCGGGCCATCGCCCAATCGGACGGCTGGTAGAACGCGGCCTGGCCAGAGTCCTGCAGCGACAGGTACCAGTCGGCGGCGATCGGGTGCCACAGCGGATCCGGCTCGGGCAGGTCCGGCAGGTCTGTCGGAGTCGACGGCGCCTTCACCAGGGCGACGTCGTCGGTCTTGTTGCGTCGCCGGCGCGCTTCGGAGCGCTCCGGGATGGGTCCACGCGTGCCCATGGCGACCTCCAGGGTCTGACGCGCGCCTCCGGGGCGCGCTGGGGGCGAGAGGCGGCGCCGCGCGGGCGCCAGGGAAACCCGTACAGACAGTCGCTATCTATACGGCCCCGATAGGGACAGGGGCCGGCAGGGGGGTAGCCCCCCAGGTACCGGCTGGTAATGATCAGCCGAAGGCTGTCGCGTCGATCACTGAGCCGGCCGCGACCAGGACGGCTGCGGTGACCTGGATGATCAGTCCGTTGGCCGTCTGTGAGCCTGCCTTGACCCGTGTCGTGGCCTTGCCGATCAGCCCTTGGCCTCCGACGACCTCGACCTGATAGGTACTGCTTGGCATCGGCGTCGACCAGGTGACTGCCTGCTCGTAGGTGGCTCCGAGGGCGATGACTGGCAGCACGACTGTCGCCCTTCGGATGGTGCGTGCCTGCAGGGCAGTGACTGCAGCCTCCAGGGCTGCGAGCTTGGCCTGCGCTGAGGCGACGCCGGCCGCGGCCTGGTCCGCCTTGGTGCTCGCCGCTGCTGCGGTCGTCTGCGCCTGACTGGCTGTGGTCTGCGCGGCCGTCGCTGTGGTCCGTGCGGTGGCAGCGTCCGTGCCGGCCTGGGTGGCAGAGGCCCTGGCCGCAGTGGCCTCGGTACTGGCCTGTGCTGCCGAGGTCCTGGCTGTGCTCGCCTCGGCCTGCGCTGTGGCTGCCTGTGTCTTGGCCTCGCCTGCTGTGGCCTGTGCTGCCGCACCTGCGCTCGCGGCCTGTCCTGCTTGGGTGCCGGCCTCGGTGGCGAGGGCGCTGGCCTGCGCTGCCAGGGATGCCGCGGATTCTGCGGCGCCAAGGGCTATGGCCGCCCGGTCTTGCGCGGCCTGCCCTGCGACGCCGGCGGCTTCTGCTGCGGACAGGGCGTCCTCGGCCGTCTCCTGCAGCTGGGCGATGGCTTGCTTGGCTGCGTCGATGAGGCCTTGGAGCCTGGCGTGCTCTTCGCTGGCGTTCTGCCGTAGCGGGGCGAGCTGGGCGGCGATGTCGCCGAGGGTGGCGAGCCTGGTCGCCATCTCGGCTGCGAGACGCTCCTGCTCGGCCTTCTGTGCGGCCAGCCGCTCCGCGACCTCCGCATTGTCGGCGAGGGCAGCGTTGGCGACGGTGTCGACCATGGCTTTGGTCGCGGCGTCGGGGACTTTGGGGGTGAAGATGCTCCGCCTCATGTCCTGCTCACCGACACGCTCGGGGATCCCGCCGAGACCAGCTTGACCACGGTCGGCCCTGCTGTGGGTGGCTGTACCTGTGCGCTGCTGATGGCCGCGGGAAGTACGCGGCTGCCTCGCCCTTCGACGGACGGGGTGCTGCCGTCGACGGTGAAGTAGATGGCGGCCGCGCCGTCGTGAGAGAGGACTTCGACTTCGTCGACGTCGTCGGGGAAGGCGATGGTGGTTACGGTGCCGGGCTGCAGGGTGATGGCGTGCACGCCCCACTCGCCGGCTTGGACCTGGTAGTCGGCCACATGGATCACTCCTTCTGCGGCGCTGGCTCTTCCTGGTCGACGCGTTCGATGTGGGCGCCTTGGCCACTGGGAATGGCGAGGCAGATGCCCTTGTCGTCGGTGAAGACGGCCCATCCGCCGGTGAAGGCGAGTTCGAGGGTGTCGTCTTCGACGAGGACGTCCTCGCGCCGCAGCTCGGCGGGATGCCGGACGAGGTAGGAGGGCACGGTCACCTCATTCCAGGGTGCTGCTCTGCTGGCCGGGTGCGTCCGGGGCGCGGGTTCGCTTTCTGGGCGGCGTTCCCTTCGGCGCTGGACTTCTGGTCGTGACATGGACCGCAGACGCCTTGGAGGCCCGCCTCGCTGTGGTCGTCTTCCTTGGCCACGATGTGGTCGCAGAACGCGGACGGCCTGACGTTGCAGATCTTGCAGATCGGGTCACGTTCGAGGATCCGGGCCCGGATGCGCTGCCAGCTCGGCGGGAGCCGCGCGACGCGGTTCGAGCCCTTCCAGCCGCCGCTCACGTGGCGGCCTCTGTTGGGGCCTCAACCCTGTAGCGACCGGACCCGTCGGGATAGGGTCGAATGATCACCTCAGCCTGGTCCGGGACAGCCCTGCCCTGCCTTCCAGCGAAGTAGCGGGCATAGACCCGGGCGACATCCGGGTTCGGGGGCCGTTCGGGGCTGTGAACGGTGAAGTAGATGCAGTGAGCGTTGCTCATGGCGCTGCCTCCCAAAGGGGTCAGGCCTGTTCAGCGCGGACGCTGATGCTGCGGGCGAACACGGTGATGGTGACGGTGACCGGCTCATCGTCCGTGATGTCGCTGATCCGGATTAGAGAGTCGGCAGGGAGGGCGACTGCGACGCCGTTGATCCGGACGTGGTTAGGGAGCACGACGTCACTGCCCTCGACCGGCGGCTTCCGCTGCTCGATGATCTCGATGTCGGCTCCGCGAAGTTCAGCCACGGCGGGACCACCACCACACGCCAAGGGTGTCGCCGCGTGTGGACTCGGTTCGCCCGCCCATCTGGGCAAGCACGTCGTCCATGTCGTCGGCGTCCCAGTGGTGGACGTGCGCCTCGTGCGCGTTGCCGTCGACCTCCCCCTGCGGTGCTTCGACGATCGGAAGGCTGACGAGGATGTGCCAGCAACCGGCGGCCTCGGCCTTGCGCAGGAGGGCGATGGCCTCCTCGCGGGTCATGTGCTCCAGGACGTCGCCGAAGATGACGAGGTCCCGGTGGAACAGGTGCTCCTCGGACTCGCGGGCGTCCTCGATGTGGAGCTCGTCGTACATCGTGCGGGTCTTGGTGGAGCGCAGCTTGTACTTGGCCACGTAGGGTTTGTGGATCTCGATGCCGGTCCACCAGACGCCCCGGTGCAGGGGACGGAACAGCTTGGCGTAGGTGCCTTCGCCGGGCCCTACGTCGATTACGGTGTCGGGCAGGTGGCGGGCGAAGTGTTCGAGGGACCAGTCTTTGCCCTCGGCGATGCTGGTGGGCATGGTGGCCTCCTCTGCTGGGTCCCGCCGTCCGCGACGGGGGCGTGGACGGCGGGACGTTCAGGGGCTGCCTCGGCTGCTACAGCTTCCACTCGCCGGTCTGGTCGGAGAAGCCGCTGTTCATGCCGAACTGCACGGTGGTGATCTTCGAGTTCTTGGGGGCTTCGAAGACGAGCCAGCCGAGCGCTTTGGCTCCGGGCTTGAGGGTGACGCCGGATGCCATTGAGGGCCCGGCTTTGATGTCGGCGATGACGCCGTTGAATCGCTGGCCGTCGGCGTCGGCGATCTGCATGCCGTTGCTGGGGCTGTCGTCGTACACGGCGGTACCGCTGTTGACGATCTCGATCTGGATGCCGATCCAGCGGTTGCCGGCGTCGGGGTTGAAGAACTCGTCCTTCGGGACGGCCGGGTCGGAGATCTTCTTGAGCGTGACCGAGATCTGCTGGCCGTCTTCGAGGCCCTTCAGGGTGATGGAGTCACCCAGGCCGGCATCCTTCGGCGCGGGCGTTTCCGTCTTCTTGGCGGGCGCCTCGCTGGCTGTGGGTGCGGTCGGCTTCGGGTCGGGCTTGGTGGCGACCTCGGGCTCGGTGCCGGTACAGGCGGCGAGCGTGAGGGCGAGGGCCGCGGTGGTTGCGGCGATGGCGGTGCGTCGCATGGTCCCCCCAGGACGTTGCGTGATGAGAGGTCTCATCGTTGTCCCTGCTGCGGGGGTTGGAGGCGTTGTCTCCGTTTCGTGACCTATGCGGTACGCGCCTCAATTGATGCTGAAGCGGGGGCTCGCGACGACGGGCTTCTCGGGTGGCGCGGTGATCTCGACCCATACGCGGTAGGCGCCTGGCCCGAGCTCTACAACCCCGCCTGGCCCGACAAGGAGGCTGGCGTGGTGAACGCCGTCGATGGTCTTCCACTCGGCTGCATGCCAGTCGCCGGCTTCGGGCCGGTCTCCGTCGGGGAGGACGGCGACGCGGACGCTGTACGACGTGGGGTCGCTGGTGGAGACGATCGGGGTGAGGAGCTCTTCGAGGCTGCTGCGGTCCACGGTGCCCCCTCTATGTCCGTGGCGTGCCTGCGCTCCAGGCTGGTGTGCGTGGTCGCCTGGCCGTCCACAGGCTGTGGGGTGTTCCGGCGGTGACCCTGTCGATGCCGTCACCACCAGCCGCCGTGAGCGGTCTCGCGGTGCTGGTCTCGACGGCGACGCCGAGGATCGTGGTCTTGGTGCCGGTCAGCGGCTGGGCTGTCTCGCTGTTCTCGGCTGTCGTGAGGCTGTGGCTCGTCGAGGCGGTGAGAGCCTGCGCGGCTTCGGCCGCAGTGGCTGTCAGCAGGAGGGACGTCTTGGCGCCAAGGAGGGGCTGTGCACCCCCGGCTTCCAGCGTGACGCTGAGCGCTGCCGCCTTGCTGCCGGTCAGCGACTGTGCGCCGTCGGTCTCCGCGGCGACGCCGAGGGCCACACCCGCGGTCACGTCCGCAGCGGCGAAGTCGTCGAAGCGGATGGCGGCGGATGACGTGGACCGGAGGCCGACGCTGGCGCCGCTCACGACGGCCGTGTTGACGACCGAGACCCGCTCGATGCCGTTCACGAAGGCCTTGATCGTCGACCCGACGGCCTGGACCTTCGCGACGTCACCCGGGGCTGCTGCTGCCGCGTAGGAGCCGATGACGGTGAACGTGCCGCTGACGACGCTGAACAGGTCCCAGCTCGCCCCGTCGTTCCGCCACAGGTACCCGGAGCTGATGTTCGAGTTCCCGCGGCACCAGACGCCGTGGCTGGCCGCGGTGGTAGCGGCGATGGTGACCTGCGCCGAGTGATCGCCGCTGTCCATGGCGCCGGCCGCACGCAGGATGATCGTCCCGCCGTCCGAGCCCGGGCTGAGCTGCTGGGAGGCGATCGACCAGAAGCCCGACACCTGCACCCATCCGGGCCCGAGGTCGGTGGAGTCGAGGCGGTTGAAGTCGTCAGTGAAGGTGGCCACGGCGACCTCCCGCCCCCGTCGGTAAGCCGGCCGTCACGCGGTAGAGGTCGCGCGGTAGAAGTCGGCGACGCTCAGCACGAAGTTGTTGCCGTCCGGGGTCAGCGCGACGTCATGCTTCGTCAGCGGCACGAGGTCCGCGTCGGTGCCGCCGGTGGTGTCGGGGTCGTAGCAGATGACTACGGCGCCGACAGCGTTCCCGCTCGCCGCGGTCCAGGTGACGTCCGCGCAGTCGACGGCCACCCGGTCGTTCGTGTCGTCGACGGTCACCGTGACGGACGCGAGCGTCTTACGGCCCATGGTCGCCTGCTCGTTGGTGGCGCCGGCGAGGAGTGAGGCGAGGTCGTCGTAGTCGCGCATCGTCGCGTCGGAGACCAGGCCGGTCGCTTCGAGCGGAACGGCGACGAGCGCGTCGTTGGCGGCCGGGAGGGCTGCGAGCGCCGCGACGCGTCCCAGGGCGGTGTTGAAGACGAGGTTCGACATCGTCGGCTCCTCTCGGGAGAGTCAGGCTGCGCGGGCATCCCTGGGGCGACCTGCCTTGACCTTGGAGGCTTCCGCGACGGTCGGCAGGTGGTAGAGCGGTCCGCGGTGGTCGATCTGCATGCGCTCGATCTTTCCGCGCGACTCCCAGACCCGGATGGTGCCCGGCTTCACGCCGGCGACCCGGGCGGCGTCCCAGATGGTGCCGAGGTCCGTGTACTTGAGCTCGTAGATGCTCGGGTTCTCGAAGGCCGGCATGACGCCTCCCCGGAAACGCAGAATCCCCCGCGGCGGGCGGGGGATTCGGTGGCACGTGGGATGGGTGTTCCACCATCAAGATCTGAGATTACGGTTTCCGATTCATCAGGTCAAGCTATTGACTCGTGGCCGCTGATAGCCATCGACTACCAGTCGTCGTCGGTGCCTGTGGCGGGCCCGTCCGGGGTGTTGATGACTCCTCTGCCGTCCCATGTCGAGGCGTCTTGGTCGTCGTCGCGGGTTTCGGTGTTCATCAGGTCTCCTGGGTGTGGTTGATGGCGTCGCGGATGAGCTGGAGGGCTTCCTCGGGGCTGCGTCCGGGCTGGTCGTTCCACGCGTGGTAGTCGGCTTCGATCCCCCGCCGCCGGAGCACGTTCTGCATGGCCCGGCCGGCGGCTTCGGCGGTCGCTTCGTCCCCGTAGCCGAGCCGATAGAGGACGGCCTGGGCTCCGAGGATGCAGCGGCGGCCGGAGCGGGATCGGAGTCCGCCGCGGTGGTGGCCGTACTGCTGCAGCACGAGCGCGGTGAGCTCGAGGTGCTGGCTGACGGTGATGGTGCGGCCGGCGCCGTGAAGTCGGCGGGCGGGGGTGAGGGCGAGCACCCAGTCGGGGAGGATCCGCCACCAGCGTGCCGGGGCGACGAGTTCGGGGGCGGCGCTGGCCGGGTCCGCGGCGGGCGCCTGCAGGGCTTCGGCGACGAGCTGGGCGGTGGTCTTGGTGACGAGCGGGTGCGCGGTGCGGGGGGCCTGCTGGGCGAGGTAGGCCTCGATGTCGGCGATGAGGGTGGCCGCGTCGATGGCCAAAGCGGAGTGGAGCTTGGTGGCGGTGCTGGCCATGACGGGCTCCTTTCAGGGCTGATCGGGTGGTCGGATGTGGATGGCGCCGAATCGGGCGAGGAGCTGGTGGATCGGGATGCGTGCGCTAGGGGCGGAGCCGTGTCCGGCGGGGGTGACGAGGGGGACGTTGCCGAGGGTCCCGGTGTCGCCAGTGACGATGAACTCGCGCTCTTGGCCGTCGTGCTGGATGTAGAGCCGGTCGCCGGGCTTGATCGTGGCGGCGAGGGCTGCCATGTGGGCTCGGGTGGCGCGATAGGTGGTCTGGTACATGAGGCTCAGGCAGGGGCGGCGTGGGTGGGCTTGCCGGTTCCTCGGCAGAAGTTGCAGACGACGACGAGCTGTTCGCCGCCGTAGGCGCTGAAGAGCCGGCCTTCGCCGACGCAGCACCAGCACACGCCCTTCCTCTTGGCGGTCTCGGCGGCGAGCGGGGGCTTGTTCTGCGCTTCCCATGCCTCGTCGGTCATGCCGCTGTCGCTGATGGGCCTGGTGATGGGTTCCGGGCTGGGTGCCGCGGGGTCTGTATCGGGAGCGGCTGTGCTGACCTGGCCGTACCAGGCGCCGCCGACGGATTTGCCGCCGTGCTTCTTGCGTTCGTGGGTGCGGAGGGCGGCGGTGGCGGCTTTGGCGTCGCGGTAGCGGGGCTTCTCTTTGGTGCCGCAGGGGCAGGTCCAGCCGACAAGGCCGGTGTTCTTGTCGGCGCCGAAGCGGGCGGCCATGGCGACCCGCATGCGGGAGACTTTGGTCTTGGTGGGCTTGGCGGGGCAGGGCTTGGATCCGGTGAACGCCCCGTCTTTGCCCTGGGTGAAGATCTGGCCGTTGCCTTTGCAGCGGGCGCAGCCTTCGTGGGTCATGCGGAGGATGGCGGCGTCCTTGCGGGACGTGACGGTCTGGGTGTGCTTCTCGGCCTGCTTGGCCATGGTGGTGGCGGCCCAGACGGCGAGCTTCTCGCTGCGGGTCTTGGCGCGGGGCTTGGGGATGCTGGCGGCGCGCTTGACGGGCTTGCGGCGGGTGGCGGTGGTCTTCTTACGGACGACGGGCTTGCTGGCGGCCATGATCGCGTCTCCCTCTGGAAGGATCCGGCATATGGGGATCTTTGGGGCGTCTATGGGGCGTCTTGGGCCCGGCTAGGGGCCGTCTATGGCCCGGCTACCTGCGAAGATGCTGTTGCCGGTAGCCGGGGCCTAGACGGGTCGCAGTCGGGGGTTAGGCGGCCTGAAGTCGGGCCCTAGACGGGTCGATCAGCCCTGCGGCGGCCTGCTCGACAGCGCTCTTCTGCCATCCGCGGACCTGGGGCTTGCCGTCCCACTCTTCGCGGCTGGCGGCCAGGCCGGGGGCGTGGGAGCGGAGCATGTGGGACAGCTTGGTGCCGTCGAGGTCGTCGGCTCCGGCCGCCTTCAGTGCGGGAAGCAGGACTTCGCCGGTCGGCAGGAAGGCGCAGCCTGTGCGCTCGTACTCGCGGAGCATCACAGCCACCAGTCGGGCATCAGGCCGGTCGGTCTTCGCGGCGAGCAGATCGAGCTTGTCGGCGACGCTGGCGTTGCCGGCGGGGCCGCCGCGCGTGATGACGTGGAGGAGGTTGGCGGCGGCGAGGCTGTCCTGGTCGAACCAGGGTCGGCCGGCCGCGGCGCGGTCCTTGACGGCCTGGCGGATCTGGTCGCGGTCGAACCGGTTCCACCGCCACTGGATGGGGCGGCTGTAGCCGGGGCCCATGAGGTAGAACTTGCCAGCGTCGTAGACCCGCTCGTCGTCGACGGCGGGGCGGAGCCGGTCGGGCCGGTAGCCCATGGCGGCGGCACCGGTGCCGAAGACGAGCCGGATGTCTTCGGACCGCGAGGCGAGCATGATGCGGTAGGTGACAGCACCTGCGATGGCGTCGCCGAGCGCTTCGGCGGTGGACTCCTGGGCTGCGAAGATCAGGTGAACGCCGGTCTCGCGGCCGATGCGGAGGATCTCGATGGCGAGTTCCTTGGCCTCTGCGGGCAGGTAGATGAACTCGTCGACGAAGGCGTAGATGGTGGGCGAGTCGGGGGCGGGTTCCCACAGGTCGCCCATGTCCTTCTGGGTCTTGACCTGGTTACGGGCGGAGGCGATGTCGCGGAGGCGCTTCAGCCAGGTGGTGCAGTCCTTGTGTCCTCGGATGGGCGGGGCGGCCATGGCCTCGGCAAACTCGGTGAGGCCGTCCTTCACCGGGTCCATCTCAATGGCGATGGCGTCCCTGCACGCGGTGATGCCTTCGGCGAGGCAGCGCAGGGCGCCCTTGGTCTTGGCGGATCCGGAGGCGCCGATGACGAGCATCGACATGCCACGGAGCCGGAACTCCAGCGGAGAGCCGTCCATGCCGCGGCCGTACACGGCGACGTCCTTCACGGAGAGGCTGTTGGGTGCGTGGGCCTGGGGGCGGGGCATGTCGGCGAACGGGTCCGTCTGAACGAGGCGCATGACGACGTGAGCGGACTGCTGCAGGTCGGGTTCGATCAGGGTGGCGCCGGCGGCGATGTTGAACAGACCGTCGAGGTCTTCGGCGGCGGCGTTGACCTTGCCGGCGTTGGAGTTGCGCAGGTCGACGTCGACTTCCCAGCCCCAGCCGCGGTGCCCGAGGACCTGGACGCGGCGGGTGCCGATGTTCTTGAAGGCGAGGGCGCGGGCGACGCACTCTTCGACCTGCTCTCCGCTGACGCAGTGGGCCAGCGGGAAGGGCTCTTCGCCGTCGTCGGTGTCTTCGGCGGCGATGAGCTGGCCGGGAGCGATGTCCTGAGCGTTGAGCCTGTAGCGGCCGTAGAGGGTGGCGAGGGCCGCGGCGGCGATCGTGGTGGTGGCCGGTGGGATGGCCCACGACCAGTCGAGGGCGGTCATGCCCGCCCCGGCGACCAGGGCCCACCAGCCGGCGAGGTTGAGGGCGGCGACTCCGCCGGAGGCCCAGCCGAGGAACCTCCAGCGGGAGCGTCGGGTCTGCTGCACCTTGTTCCAGTCGGCGCCCTTGGCCATGCCGCCGAGGACTTCCTGGAGGTCGTGGGCGCGGACGTAGCGGTAGCCGAGGTAGGCGAGGGCGCCGGTGCCGACGGCGAGGGGCTTGCCGATGGTCCAGGCTCCGCGGGCGGTGAGCCCGACGGCCTTGCCGGTGAGGGCGGCGACGGTCATGGCTGCGGATCCGGCCCGGTGGAGGGCGGGCGCACGGTAGGGCCGGACATCGACGATGCCGGGGGCGATGTCGTCGACAGGCTCGGGTTCGACGAGCTGCCCGGGGATGACCTTCGCGGTGTCCCAGTCGGCGGGGAGAGTGGTGCTCACGACTGCTCCTCGGAGGCGGAGGTGCGGGCGGCGATGGACTGCTGGCGGCGGGCTCCAGCACTGAACGTGGTGTCGCCCCTACGGCGGATTCCGCGGACCGGAGGACCACCGGCGCGTCCCCGCTTGCCACGTGCGGGCACTTGCGGATTGATCTGCGGCGACGTGACCTTGACGGGCTTCTCGCCGGGCGCTTCGGAGCGTGCTGCGATGACGCGCCGTGCGGCTGTGTTCCGGCCGCGGATGATGTCGACGGACTCGGCCGGGTCGGTGCCCTCGATGTCGTTGTGAGCGCGCTTCCAGACGGCCTCGGTGACGGTCGTCTCGCCGGTCGCGGCGGCCAGCTTCAGGGCGTGCTCCCACACCTTCGGGAAGAAATCGGCGCGCTGCCTGGCGAGCTCCTGTGCGCGCCGCTCGGCAGCCTCCCGCGCGGCCTCCTTCTCGGCGGTTACCTTCGCCTCCGCGATGGCCTGCTCGGCGGCCTCCATGCGAGCCGCCTTCTTCGCTGCGCGGCGCTGTCGCCAGGTGAGGGTGCCGTCACGGTGGGCGATGCGTCCGTGCTCGTGGAGGTCCCACATTCCAGGGCCAGCGATCGAGGCGAGCGCGGTGCCGAACGCGGTTGCCGAGTCAAAGGCACTCAGGCCGTGCACGATGCTGATCGTCGCGGCGGTGAGCGCGCCACCCCAGGCGACAAGCCGATAATGCCAGTGCGGGCGGCCGGCGGTGACTGCGGCAGCGGCACCTACCAGGGCTACGAGGGCGATCACCTCGATGAAGACCGGCGCGACAAGGAGGTACTTGGCGTCGGGCTTGTAGAAGGCGTTCATCTGGACCGGCAGGGCAACGACGGCGCACAGGCCGTAGAAGCCCTTGGCGGTGTTCCTCCACCGGTTGCTGGCAGTCTCGACCGCAAGGGTGGTGTCGGCTTCGGCCTGCTTCGCAGCTTCGGCCTGCTCGCGCTCTTCACCCGCAGCCCGTTCTTCGGCTTCCCTCTTCCGATCCGCCTCAGCGATCTTGGCGAGTTCGATGGCCTTCTCCCGCTCAAAGCGGAGTGCGGCACGCTCGTTGGCGAGCTTCTGACGCTCGGCGTCTTCCACCGCCCTGATACGGACGGCGTCGGCCTCAGCCTGAGCCTTGATGCGGCGCTCTTCAATCTCGGCGGCGGTCCGGGCGCGGATCGCCTCAGCCTCGGCATCCGCAATGCCGGCCCGCGCCCACGACTCGGCATGCGAGGTCTCGGGCAGCTTGGTGCCGTTGACCTTCTCGATGGGCGTGACGCTCACGGTGATCGTTCCCTTCCGGGTCAGTGGGTGCGGGTGGTCTGGGTGTGGAGCCAGGCTTCGATGTCGCGGGCGAGGCCGCTGCCGCTGTCGGGGGTGCCGTCCTGTGGCTCGTCGTCCCCGTCGTCGGGGTCGTCGCCGCCGCAGCACTGGCAGTCGGTGTCCGGCCAGATGCGGTTGGACTTCCACAGGCCGTGGGCGAAGGTGCCGGCGAGGTCGAGCAGGAGCGTCGGCCCGCAGACGAGGAAGGCGGGGGTGAGACTCCCCAGGAGGAAGCCGGGCACCTGGAGGTGGGCGAGACCCGCGATGAGGGCGATCACTCCGGCGGCCCGCCACTGCCGGTGGCCCCTGTTGAGGAGCAGCTCGCGCGGGTAGCGGAAGATGTCCCGCCAGAAGGCGATGGCGTCGGCGAGGGGTCGGGGCAGTCGGTTCATCGGGGGCTCCCGGCGTCTGCGGTGTGGTGGAAGTTGCGGTGGAACTCGCGGACGAACTCTTCGGTGAGGCCTTCTCCGACCGTCGCCCCGACTTGCGGGAGGCCGGTGACCTTCGATGCCCACGCTTCGAGCCATACGGCGCGGACGGCCAGGTAGTTGATGACGGGCCGGCTGATCCGTACTGCGAGGACGAGGAGGCCGAGGAGAGCCATAGCGAGAAGTCCGATGCTGCGGGCTGCGACTGTGCCGGCCGCCCGTAAGGAGCGGCGGATCCGGCCGGGCTTCTCGGTGATCAGGTAGGCGTGCACGGCTATCGGATCTTGCGTGCGAGCGATTCGAGGCGGACGGCTTCCCGCTCCTGGGCGGCGACCTTGCGGTTCTGGAGCTGGATCGCGAGCCACCCGCCGGCCCTCTCGATGCGGTGGTTGTTCCGGATGCCGGACAGAACGAAGTCACGCACCCCCGGCCGGCCGAACTGGACTGCGTGGACCAGCTCGTGTACGACGGTCCGGTCGAGCTTCCGGCGCGGAGTCGCTTCCACGTCGAAAAGGATCAGGGCCCCGGACGGGCTGAGGGTGGTGTGGGCCAGGCTGTCCGGCCGGGCGAACTGGGACCGGGTGTGGGTCCCGAGGATCCGCTGCTCGGCTGCCGTGATGCTGTCGTGATAGCCGTCGGTGTTGGTGACGACGATCTCGACGTGGCCGACGGGCTCGCCGAGCTTCTTCTGGACGAGGTGGGCGGCCTGGTCGGCGATGCTCTCGACGCGGCGGAAGGCCTGCTTGTGCCGGGATCCGAGCTTGTGGGCGGTGATCTGCATCAGGAGTCCTCCCGGGTGTTCCGGACAAGCTGCTGGAGGTCGAGGGCTGCCGCGTGCGCGGCGTCGTGGTCCGGGTTGCCGCCGTGCCGGTCGGCCTGCGCCTTGTCGGCGGCGGTGGCGGCGAGGATCTGCCGGGCGGCGTCGAGAGCCTGGTCGCGGGTAACGGTCTCGGGGTTCATGAGGCTTTCGGCTTCCTGGGCTTGCGGTGCATGTCGGGGTGCTCGGAGCCGCGGGCGTTGTTGCCGATGCGCTCGTTGGCCCGGCTCAGCGGCCGGCTTCCTGCGAAGCCGTCGGACTTCTCGGCGGGGCGGGTACTCATGGCCTGCCCCTTCAGGCGGCGAGGTTGCGGAGGGCGTCGAGCTCGTCGGTGAGCCGCGGGCCGTCGGGGGTGGACTGGTCGATCCGCTCGGCCAGGTGCTCGGCGGCGAACGCGGCGAGGCGGTCGCCGGCGCGCTGGGCGGCCAGGAAGTCGGTGACGACGCTGGCCCGGAGGCCGGCCTCGATCTCGGCGAGCTCCTGCTCGGACGGGCCGTCGGACGGGATGAGGAGGAGAGGCATGGCGTGCTCCTTCAGGTGGAGGGTGGTCGGGTGGAGTGCCCCGGGCCGGATCCGATCCGGCAGCGTCACGCCGGGTCCGGGGCTGGTGGGGTCAGTAGATGTCGTAGATCAGGCCGTTGCCGTCGACGACCACGACGGTCTTGCAGTCGTCGCAGATGAACGTCTGCTGGTTGGTGTTCTTCGGCCGTGTGGTCATCTCGTTGTCGCAGCAGTCCGGGGCGGGGCCGATACCGAGGTGGTCGCCGATGGTGAGCTCGTAGCCGCCATTGATCGTCGGGGTGGACATGGCAAATCTCCTCGTGGCAGAGGTGCAGGAATGGGGTGGGTAGCCGGGGCCGGCAGCAGGGGGATGTACCGCCGGCCCCGGCGGTCAGGGGGTTAGCGCTGGGCTTCGGTGGCGAGCCGGGCCAGGCGTGCGGCCTCGGCGTCGGCGGCGGCCTGCATGGCGGCCTCGATGCGCTGCTGAGCCTGAGCGTCGGCGGCCTGCTGCTCGGCGATCTCGGACACGGCGATCACCGGCCCCGGCGGACGTGGGACGCGGCGGCGTGGGCGGCCTTGTCGGCGGCAGACATCGGCGGGTACTCGACCGAGAAGCCGACCGCACCGCGCCGCTTGATACCGGCGGCGATCAGACGACGCTGCGGGGCGACGGTGGCGGCCTCGACCGCGGGGGCGGTCACTGGGAGCCGCCGCGGGAGTAGACGCCGATCGTGGGCGGGACGGGCCGCATGGGGGCGCCGTAGAGCTTGGCGACGAGGATGCGGGCGACCGTGTCCTGCAGGAACGCGGAGCGTCCGGTCGGCATCGTGAGACGGGCGGCGCCGGGGCGGCCCTCGATGCGGCCGAACGTCATGTCCGCGCTGGCCGGTGCGTCGACGATCTCGACGCCGGTCTCCGCCAGCAGCTCCGGCAGCGGGGCCGAGAGCAGGCGGTCGACGGTGAGTGTGTTCGAGGTAGCGGGCACACGGGTGCCGCTAGACTTCTGCGTAGCCATGAGGGTGACCCTTCAGAGATTCCTCGTGGTAGGGCCGGCCTGCGATGTGAGAGTCGCAGTGTCCGGCCCGTTTTCGGTTGTGACGTCCGCGGGCAGGGCCCGGTGAGAGTGGACGACGGAGGGGCTCCAAGCGGCGCTTGGATTCCCTCGCTGAAGATGAATGTAGGGGGTCGCGCAGCACGCGTCAAGCAACTGCTTGAAGTGGCTCGGATTGCCCCCTACTCTCGTGTCATGACCGATGCCGTGGAGACCGCAGAGAGAGCCCTGATCGCCGCCCTCAAGGAGATCGGCGACGCTGTCGAGCGGTACGAAGCGGTCAAGGAACTTGAAGCGCGACTCGACCGATCCCTCAAGGGAATGAAGGCCGATGTCGCGAAGGAGCTGTACGTCGACCGATCGTGGAATCAGGTCGGCAAGATGCTCGGCGTCACAGGCTCGCGAGCCGAGCAGATCTCGCGCGCTGCCAGGTAGGGGGACTGTCTGCATGCCCTGAAGTCAACCGACTTGGGGGGGCAGCGGCCATGAGTGCCCAGTGCAACGCCAATGCAGTACTCGCGCAGCGACAGTGCAAGACCCCGTTATCGATCAGGCGAGGGGCGGACAGTGGAAGTCGTCGAGACGTGGACCGGCCGCACGGCGTGCGCCCTGCAGCAGGCCCTCCGCATGACGAACGAGCAGTTCGCTGAGCATCTCGATGTCGGGGTACGCACGGTCGCCAGTTGGCACAGCACGCCGGACATGGTCCCGAAGAACGACACCCAGCAACTCCTCGATACCGCCTATGAAAGGGCCCCCGCATCGGTGATCCGTCGCTTTGCCGCCTTATCCCGCCCAACCCCCACTGCCGCTCAGGCACAGGCGTTCCGCGTGGCGGTCGCGGTCGTAACTCGGGGTCCTGATGTGCTGCTGGTCTGCCGGCGAGGTGACGACGCCCTCACGTGGCAGTTCCCGGCCGGCACCGTGAAGCCAGGCCGGAAGGCCGAGGTGGTCGCAGTCGAGGAGACCCGCGCGGAGACCGGGGTGCGGTGCGCAGTCCGACAGCGGCTCGGCGAGCGCGTGCACCCACGGACAGGGGTCCTGGTGGACTACTTCCTCGCCGAGCATCTGATGGGCGAGGCCGAGAACCGAGACCCCGACGAGAACAGCGACGTGGCCTGGGTGCCGCGCGCTGACCTGACCCGTTTCATCCCTGAGCAGCAGATCTACCCGCCGATCTTGGAGGCACTGGCGTGACCGAGCAGACGACTGAGCAGGGCATCTCAACCGCGATCATCACCGCCGGGGACAAGGTCTTGATGATCAGGCGCCGGGAGCGGGAGGGGAAGCTCCTGTGGGCGTTCCCGGGCGGCGGCATCGAGGCCGGCGAGACGCCGGAGCAGGCCGCGGTCCGGGAGACGGCCGAGGAAGTCGATCTGGAGGTGAAGGCCGTCCGCTCGCTCGGTGAGCGCGTCCACCCGCAGACCGGCCGGCACATGTCCTACGTTGCCTGCGAGGTCGTCGGCGGCGAGGCCCGGGTTGCGGACGAGGAGGAGCTCGCCGAGGTCGCCTGGATCCGGCTGGACGAGATCCCGGACTACGTGCCGTGGGGGCTATTTGGGCCGGTTCAGGAGCACCTGAACGAGACGCTCGCCCAGGAGGCATGATGGCGCTGTCCCTGGTAAGGCCAGACGGCATGAAGACGGCCCTCTACCGCCTCTTCGATGCTGACGGCGCTCTCCTCTACGTCGGCATCGCGAACAACCCTAGGACGCGCTGGTCGAGCCATGCCGGCGAGAAGCGCTGGTGGGGGGATGTCTCAAGGAAGACTCTCGAGTGGTTCGCCACCCGCGAGGAGGCCGAGAGCGCCGAGGTGGCCGCGATCGTCGGAGAGCGACCCCGATACAACGTCACCCACTCGGAGACGCGTCGCCCCGGAGACGCCCGCGAGGACAACACTGAGCGCTACCGCTACCTGGTCAAGTTCCGTGTCCTGACTTCAGAGTGGGCGCGCTTCGGTCAGGCCACCAAAGCTGCTGGCACGAACCGTAGCGCGGTACTCCTGCAGCTCATGGCGTGGTACATGCGAAAGCCTGGAGCACAGTGCCCTGCACGGCCTCCTGCGGGCCCGTGGTCAGGGACTCAGGAAGAGATCGCAGTTCAGAGCACCCGTCGCACGGTGCCGGCTCCACGCACATCCAGGATGCCGATCGAGCGTGCCGCAGAGATCGATGAGGCAGCTGCCGAGTTCAAGCGTGCGCGCCTGGCACTGGAGGCCGTGGTCCGCGAAGCGCGGAACGCGGGAATGTCGCTGACTGCGATCGCCGAGCACTCCGGTTTCAGTAGGGAGTGGGTACGGAAGATCATCGGAAGCAAGTCGTTTAGGGCGACCGCCTGACCCTGCACGCAAACGAGCCCGCCACCGTGAGGTGGCGGGCTTCGTCGTGCCTGGATTTAGTGGGTGCCGCAGAAGCAGAAAGAGCTGCCGCACGGATAGCACTCCGGCCTGTCCTTGCAGCGGTTACAGCGGTAGGTGCAGGCCGCGGCCTCGGCGTGCAGCTGAACAGCTACAGTGTCGGCCTCGTCGTAGTCCTGCTTGCAGGAGCGGCAGTTCGTCATGACGCCTGAGTGTGTCAGAGCCTGCCTTGAGGGCTGGAACGCTAGCGAGACCCCTCACCTGATCGAGTGGCGGCCCTCATCGTGTCCTGCCGTCATCCGCCGCCGTTGCTCTGTCGTGGATCCCCTTGAGCCTGTGACCGCCGACTACCCGCCCGCCCCACGCCTGCCTCTACTGACGGCTGCGGAGGCTCGTGAGGCGGTCCGCCACCTGTTCCTGCTGGAGCAGCTGGACCTGTCCCCGCGGGGTGCGGCGGCCGGCCAGCTCGCGTCGGAGCTGGCCCGGCGGCTGCCTGCGGACGGCGGAACGGCGTGAAGGCCCTCCCTCCCGCCGGAGCGGGAGGGAGGGGATCAATCAGGCGGCCTTCTTCTCCCAGGATTCAACGACGAGTTCGATCCCGTGCGAGGTGGCGTAGGCGGTCGGGAAGATCCAACCGTTCTTCGACTCCTGCTTGACCACGAACAGGCCAGCATCCTGGTAGCTCTTGCGCGGCATGTTCCGGTTGCCGCCGTTCTTCGACTGCAGCTTCCGGAAGATGCCGGTGGTCACCAGCCAGCCGGTGAGCGAGTTGACGTTGGTGTGCAGCAGGTCGGCGAGTTCCGTCATGCCGCACAGGCCGTCGGAGTTGAGGAACTGGTCCCACTTGCCGGCCTTCGGCGCGAGCACCTTGTTCTCGGCTTCGAGGGCCTTGTTCTCGCGGACCTGGCCGAGGAGAGCCACGAGAGCTTCCTCGTAGTCCTGCGGGAGGGCGGGCGCCGTAACGGCAGCGGTCTCCGCCTTTCGTGTCTGGATGGCGAAGTAGGTCTGGGCCGCTGCGACCTCGTGCTTCCGGGGGTCGCCGTTCATGGCGACCATGTACGCACCGTAGCGAGTCAGCTTGTAGTTGAGCCGCGTGACGTTAGGCGCGTTTCCGCTGGTCACGACGCCTTCGGGGCGCTCCGAAGCGTGCAGGTCAGCGGTCTGCCCGCTGTTGTTGATGGCGACCTTCGCGCGCTCGATGGAGTTCCGGAAGTCCTCCCAGCGGAGGTAGCCGAGGAGGGGCTGGAGATCGCGGGCGGACCACCACTCGCCGGTGTCGTCCATCTGGCGGATCTGGTCGAACGGGCTACCCCCCCGATTGTTGACCTGGGGGGCAGGTGCGTTACTGTTTCCATGTTGCATGGAGCTGAGACCTCCTTGTTGAGCCGTCGCCGGATGCCCGTCCGCGCGAAGGCGTGTTGATAGTCGTGTGCGGCATATGCGTGCCGCACGCCAAGAGCATACCGTCGATCGACAACTCCCCGGGATCCGGGCAACCGTTGGTCACGCGCCGAGCCCCTCCACCGTCAGAACGGTGGAGGGGCTTCGTCGTTCACGCCGCAGCCCGCCTGTCCGCGAGCGGCAGCCGCAGCACCTCGCTGTGCCCGTACTCGGCACCGCATCGGGGGCAGGTTTCGCCGCGGGTGTCGAGGGTGATGCGGAGGGTCTGCTCGCAGGGGCAGGTGACGGCGATACGGCGGGGGGCGGACTCGCCGGTGACGGTGCGGCTGAGTGTTCGCCAGATCGCGGCGACCTCCTCGGCCATCTCGTCGATGGCGGGGTGCCGGCCAGCGGCCTGGGAGAGGTTGAAGCGAAGCGTTCGGCAGGCGTGGGCGACACGGGCAACGGAGCTGCCGCGCTCGCCGATCTCCGCGTAACCGGCTTCTGCCCAGTCGCGGACCCAGGTCTCCAGCGGGGCGAGGACGGGTCCAGCGGCGGTGCGGAGGTTGAGTACGTCCAGCCGGCAGGGGATGGGTGCCGTCTTGCTGCCGGAGACGGCCGGCCCGCTGCCGGATACGCCGCGTTCGAGGTGGTCGTCGAGCCGCTCGAAGAGCCCGGGGATGGCGCCGAGGTGGGCGGCGATGCGGTCTTCGCACAGGGTGCAGGCGTACCGGCCGGCCTCGTGGTCGCGGAGCTCGCGGCGGCAGCAGGTGCAGGTGGGCAGGTCGTTCACGGCGGCTCTCCTTGCAGCGGGGCGGGGTGGGGCGGTGACTGCGGGTTAGGCCTGGTTGTCTCGGCCGTCGAGCTGGTCTGTGATGTGCGGTCGTCGCTCGTCGAAGATGCCGATGACGCATCCGCCGTCCCCGAGGAAGTGGCGTTGGGCGAGGAGGCGGGCGACGGCGCAGCCGCGCTTGACCGCCGGGTCGTTCTCGGTCTCGGCTCGCAGTTCGAAGCTGGCGAGCAGTTCCACGAAGCTCTCGATCTTGCTGCGTCCCCAGGCGAGGGCTTCGGGGTCGCGGTCGAGCTCCGGTCTCGACGTTTGCGACGGGGGTGCCAGGCTGCTGACGGCCTCGACGACGGCCTTCTTGCCGTCGATGGGGAGCCAGTAGCCGGCGGCGTTGAGGGCGGTGGAGATGGCGTCGAGGAGGACGGCGCGGGGGTCGGGGGTGGGGTCGGTCATTTCGGGTCCTTTCACGCTCCGTTGGCGGAATGGAAGGGCTGTGCGCCTCGCTGGCGCTTTCGCTGCCCGGCGTCGCGGAGTCCGCCGGGCGCCCGTTCGGCCGCGAGAGGGGCCTCCAGGGCCGTTCTCGGGCCTGTTCTGGTTCAGGGGCTAGGTGCGGGTGCGTGTCTTCATGGCTTGCCGGTGGGCTCGTTCGCCGAGTCGGCAGGGCTCGCAGAGCTTGGGGTCTTCGCCGCGCTTGCGGTGCGCTTCATAGCCGGCGTGGTCGCCGTGGCGGCGGGGCCGGCCGTCGAGGATCCCGGCCTGGCAGGCGAGGAGAACGGCGTTGGTGATGTTCCGGGCGCCGAGCTTGCGGGCCAGACGGAACGCGATCTTGTTGACGGACTTGTCGTGGAGGCCGAGGCGGGCTGCGATGACGGCGTAGGTGTCGCCGCGGGCTGCGCCCCTGAGGACGGCGTGCTCGGTGTCGGTGAGTTCAGGCATCACAGGCTCCGGATGACGTTGACGACTCGGCGGCTGGGTATCTGGGGGCGGGTGCAGGGTCGGCCGTGGTCGGCGGGGACGAAGGCTCGCCAGCGGCGGGGGCGGTCGAGGCCGGCTTTCTTGTCAGCTTCGGTTTCCCAGTCGTCGTGCCAGATTTCGGGCTGAAAGGTCATGCCGGCTCCTTCCTGGTGTGGATGGGGCGCGTCGACGGTGACGCGCCCCGGGGTTTGGCGGGGGTTGTCCGACCTCAGGTGCCGGGCGTCCGAGAGGTCAGGGGGTTGCCGCCGCTGCTCGCTCTGAGGGGGCAGGGGTCGTCGTTGGGGCACGGTTCGTCGCGGGCGTCCTGGCAGAGCTCCAGGGCTTGGCGGCCGGAGGTGAAGGAGGGGCCGCCTTCGTCGTCGCGGTCGGGGTCGCGGGCGACGATCCAGTCGGGGCCGACGGCTTCGATGCGGACGCAGTGGTAGTGGTCGCGGCCGAAGGCGCCGTGGGCGAATCCGTGGATGACGTCGCCGACGGCGAGGGGAGCGGTCACGTCTGGTCCTTGGGGTTGGTGTGGGCGTCGAGGGTGGCGAGGATGCGGCAGCCGAGCACTTGCTCGTTGCCGGTGCGTCGGTTGCCGTGCTGGACCAGTTCGTCAGCGAGGACGCGGACGGCGTCGAGGGCGGCCTCGGCCTTGTAGGCGCGGGTTTCGGCCCGTGCTGCGCGGAGCGTGGCGGAGGCGAATGCCTTGTCGCAGGTGGCCAGCTGGCGGGCAAGCTCGGTCTGCTGGGCTGCGTCGAGTTGCTCGTACAGGGCACCGAGTGCGTCGCTGGTGATGCTGTCGACGGTGTGCCGGCTGACCGGGGCGGGCTGGGTCATGGGGTGTCTCCGGTGATGGCGCGGGCGACGGCGAGGGCGGCGGCGTGGATGCAGGTCTCGGGCGAGCACTCGGCGTAGTGGGCGGTGTCGAGGCCTTCGGCGGCGGTGTCGAGCCACTGAGCGAGGGCCGTTCCGACGTCGGGGCTCATGGCGGCGATGTACGGGAGGTCGGCGTCTTCGCCGGGGTTGGCACAGCTGCGGTCGGCGACGATGACGCCCTCACCGTTGTTGCAGCGGATGACTCGCTCCGGGGTGATAGTCCATGTGCCGGGCGAGGCGAGGGCTGCCGCCTTGGCGTACCTGCGGAGCTTCTCGGCGGCGGCCCGGAGTTCGTCGGCGGGGCTGGGCTGGGTCATCGGCTGGTCTCCTCGTCGGCCATGCGGCGGAGCAGGCGGACGACGTCGGCGATGGCGTGCCGGTAGCCGAGGGGCACGTTGCCGGTGGGGGTGAGATCGAGGGCGACTCGGTCGGCGGCGGTGAGGAGAGCGGCGGATCGGGTCTCGGCGCGCTCCCGGTCCCGGACAGCAGGGGTCTTGACGGGGGTGCCCCAGCCTTCCTCGAAGTCGGGGTCGCTGAACTCGCTGAAGTTGGTCATCGGGTCTCGTCCTCCTCGACGGTCCACGTGGTCGTCTCCCGCACGAGGCGGTGGCTGGACTCGGGGCTGTTCACCTGTGCGGCCTTGCGGCGTTCCTCGGCGTCGGAGCGGTCGTCGACGCCCGGGAACATGACCGTCCCGCCCCTGGGGTTGACGTGCTCGACCGCCCACCGCACCCGGGGCGGGCACACCTCGACGGCCGGCGTGTCAACCCCGCTTGCAGAACGTGCAACGGGGGCGGGCTCGGCGTAGTCGGGTGCGACGCCGAGGATGGCGGCCGGATCCATCGGTGGCAGCTTCGGCCGGTCGGGGTTGGTGAGGCAGCGGTCCGGGTCGATGCCGTCGCAGTTCCCGCAGCAGTGCGCGGCGGCCGGGTCCGGTCCGGGGAAGTGGACGGGCCATCCGTCCGTGAGCCACGCGGGGGCGACACCGTGGTCGGACCAGGTGCAGCTGCGCTGGCCGATCTCGTAGCCGTGGCGAGCCCACATGCGGGCGTCCTCCAGGGCGGCGCGGAGGCGGTCGGGCTCGCACTCGGCGCCGCAGCGGTCGTGCTCGCCCTCGGCGTGGAACAGCGCGGCGTCCGTGTCCGGCTGTTGTCCGCTGGCCTGACGGGCGGCGACCCGGATCCCGGGGTCGGCGGGCTGCGTGGGCCAGACGGCGTGGCATCGGTGCTGGGTGGTAGTGCCGCACTGGCCGCAGGTGAGGTTGACGCTGGTGGTCATGTGCTGCTCCTGGTGTTGGGGCCGGGCCGCCACGGGGACGACCCGGCAGCGGCTGGGGTCAGGCGCGGCTGTCGAGGAACTGCGCGCGAACGAGGTTGTGACGGGCGTCTGCGAGCGCGTTGTGGACCCCGGCAGGCTGCTCGGGCATCTGCGGATTGCCGAGCCGCTGACACTCCTGCTGGAGGTCGTTGGTCCACATCGGGACACCGTTGGGGAGGTCGATCATGCGGCCGAAGAGCTGGGCGAGGGCGACGTGGTCGTAGGCGCCGTACCAGGCCCAAAGCTGCGCGTCGGGGGTGTCCTGGATGAAGCGGTGGACTTCGGCCGCGATGGTGGCGCGCCGCTTCACAAGCGGGTCGGAGTAGTCGAACAGCCAGGAGTTCGGCATGTGCAGCCGCCGGTCGCCGTGTCCCTGGGGCAGGGAGGGGACGACGTTCTTCATGAGCCAGTCGTGCTTCCGGATGCGGCGGATGGGCATGTCGCGGTTGACGAGGTACAGCTCGGCGCCGTCGGACTCGCGGACCATGCCGATGCTGATGAGGGCGATGGTTCGGCCGTCCTCAAGGAACTCGGTGTCGTAGAAGATGCGGGTCACGGTCTGGCTCCTGTCGTGGGTAGTGTCGGGTCGGGCTGCCCTGCTTGCTTCCGACATGCAGGGCGGCCTGCGGCATGCTCAGGCGGCGGATCAGTCCTCGTCGTCGAGGTCGCCGTTGGTGACGAGGTGGGCGCCCCCGTGGCCGGCGGGCTTGATGCATCCGGCGCCGGGGGCGATGTCCTCGCCGTAGGTGCAGACGCCGTCGGCGTAGAGGTCGGTGGTGGTCTGGGTCATGGCGTGTCCTTCTGGGTGTGTGGTGGCGGGACGGGTCAGGCGCGGGCGTACAGGTGGCGGATGGCGGCCTCGGCCTGCTGGGGCACGACCCCGTTGCCGAGGGCGTGGAGCTGCTGGGTGCGGGTCAACCCGGGGACGTCGGTGACGTGGCCGGAGTCAAGGCCCATGAGCCACTCGACGAAGGCGGGGCTCAGGCGGCGTCGATCGTCAGTTGCCCATGGGGCACGTCGTCCGGTGACGGACTCCCAGCGGGCGACGGCAGGGGCGAAACGGCCCCAGTCAGTGTGGGGTTGCCCCGGCCGAACGTCGGGCTGGTCCGTTCGCCGTCCGCTCGGGTCGGCGTGGGGAGCAGGTCCCCGCTGTACGCCACGTCCGACAAGGTCCAGCCGAGGTTCACGTTCGGGTTGTCCGTCGTCCGGCCCGCTGTGGCGTTCCGGGTGCCGCGGGAGTCCGCGACGGTCGGCGTCGGCAGCAGGTGTTCCACCTCGTCCGCAAGCGTCGGCCCGTGCCCCCCGGCTTTCCGCTTGTCCGGGTGCTGCGAGCCGCCGTTGATCGCGAGCTGCGCTGTCGGGGTCTTGAGCAGTGGCGAGGATGAAGAGCCGGTTGCGGTGGTGGGGAGCGCCGACCTCCGATGCGCGGACAGTGCACCATTCCGCATCGAACCCGAGACCGGCAAGGTCGGCAAGGACGTCGGCCAGTCCAAGTCGAACGTGGTTTGCGACGTTCTCAAAGATCGCGTAGCGGGGTCGTAGAACGCGAAGGGCGGTCGCGATCGACGGCCAGATCCAGCGGTCATCGTTGGTTCCTTTCCTCTTGCCGGCGGTGGAAAGCGGCTGGCACGGGTAGCCGCCGCAGACGATGTCGACGGGCTCGACGGCGGCCCAGTCGGTGGTGGTGAGGTCGCCGAGGTTCGGGACCTGGGGCATGCGGTGGGCGATGATGCGGGCGGCGCCGGGGTCGATGTCGGAGGTCCAGGCGGTGGTGCCGCCGAACACCCGCTGGACGGCCATGTCGAGGCCGCCGTAGCCGGTGCAGAGGCTGCCGATCCTCAGGTCGGGCACGGTGTCTCCTGTGTGGTGGCGGGACGGGTCAGGCGGGGATGCGGGTGAGGTGTTGGATCAGCTGTCGGCCGAGGTGCTGGGTGTAGGCGGGGGGGATGCATTCGCGGATGCCGTCGCGGTTCATCCACGGCACCTGGAGGTCGTCGCGGGCGGCCTGGACGCCGGAGAAGTTGCCGACGTAGTGGGCCATCTCGCCCGGTCGGCGGGGGCGGCCCATCTTGGTGATCGGCTTGTCGTGCCGCGGATGGTGGGGCTGGGTGAGGGTGAGGCCGCCGCCGGCTTCGAAGTAGCGGTCGCGGTAGGTGCCGAGTCCGAACATGGCGCCGCACAGGACGACCGGGTCGATGAGATGCGGGGCGGCCCCGGGGACGTTCTCGATGATCCACGGGCGGCCGGTGGCGTTCATCGCGTCGCGGGTGGGGGCGATGAGCATGGGGTGGTCGCGGCCCTGGAGTACTTGGGCGTCGCTGTAGCCCTGGCATGGGGGGCTGCCGGCGATCGCGTCGTACTCGTGGCCGTGGTTGCGGATGTACTCCACTGCGTCGCCCTGGATGAAGCGGTAGGGGTAGCGGGGCTGGGGGTGGAGGTCGATGCCGGTGACGTCGAATCCGGCGGCTGCATATCCGGCGGACGCTCCGCCTTGGCAGCAGAACGCGTCGAGGAGTCGGGGGCGGGTCACGGTGTCTCCTGGGTGTGGTGGCGGGGCGGATCAGGCGGTCTTGGCGCGGCATTCGTCGCAGGGCTGCGGGGTGGGGCCGGTGGCGGCGGTGCCGCAGGGCCAGGCGCCGGGGCGGGCGATGTGGTAGCAGGGGGTCTCAGGTTCGGCCTGCCGCTGCCGGGGCGCCTTGGGTGTGATGCCGGCGGCTGCGAGGAGGAGGGCTTTGATGTCGCCCTGCTTCTGGGCTTCGACGATGTCCTCGTCGCTGGGCTCGAAGATCATCAGGTCGCCGCCATGTCCACGAAGCGGGCGTAGTGGCCCTGGAACGCGGCGGTGATCGTCGCCGTCGGGCCGCCGCGGTGCTTGCCGACGATGAAGTCGGCCTCCCCGGATCGGGGCGAGTCCTTCTCGTAGGCGTCCTCGCGGTGGAGCAGGATCACGATGTCGGCGTCCTGCTCGATCGAACCGGACTCACGCAGGTCGGACACCATCGGCTTCTTATCGGTGCGCTGTTCGGGCCCGCGGTTCAGCTGGGCCAGGACCACGACGGTGATCCCGAACTCCTTGGCGAGGAGCTTCAGCTGACGGGACAGTTCGGAGACGGCCACCTGCCGGTTCTCGGCCTTCGGCGCCTGCATGAGCTGCAGGTAGTCGACGATGACGAGCCGCAGCCCTGCCGTGCGGACGAGGTGCCGGACACGGGCACGCAGGACCGGCATGGTCAGGAACGCGTTGTCGTTGATGAACAGCGGCGCCGCCTGGATTGCCGGCCCACGCTTCGCCAGCCGCTGGACGGCAGCCGTGTCGTCGCCGACGATGCCCAGCTTGATGTGGTGCAGCGCGACGCGGGCCTCGGCGGAAACGATCGAGTTGCCGATCTCGTCGCGGCCCATCTCCAGCGATTCGAAGAGGGTCGGGATGCCGTTGCGGACGGCGGCGGCCCGCGCCAGGCCTAGGCCGAAGGTGGTCTTGCCCATGGCGGGCCGGGCGCCGACGACGACCATCTGACCGGCGGCCCAGCCTCCAGTGAAGAGGCTGTCGAGGTCGATGAATCCGGTAGAGACCCGGTCTTCCGCGGTAGGCGGGGTGACGGCCCGGGTGAATACGCCTTCGAGGACGTCGCCGACCTGGATGGTCTCCTCGTCGGCGCCCTGGCGAATGACGCCGTCGAGCTCGAGCTGGGCAGTGGCGATGTCCGAATCGGGGTCGAAGGCGGCGGAACGGGCCAGGGCGATGACCGAGTGGCCGTGGGCGACGAGACGGGCGGCGATGGCCTTCTTGGTGACGCGGTCGGCGGCCCAGGAGGCGGAGGCGGGCGTGGCCTCGATGTACAGCTGGGCCAGCTCGTCCTTGGTGGCGGGAACGGTGGGCATGCGGCCGTCGGCCCGGAACGCCTGGAGCTGACGGTCGACGGCCTCCCAGCGGATGCTTCCGGGCTGGAGGCTGGCGCGGATCTCCTCGACGGCGAACCAGATCCACCGGTAGCGGTCCGTGGTGATGTCGGCGGGGTCGAAGCCCTGGACGGCCAGGTCGTCGACGAGGTCGGTGCGGGCCATGACGCCGGCCGCGAGGATCCGCTCGGCTTCGACGTCGGCGATGTAGTCCGCGGCGGGCAGCTGGTCGTCGAGGGGGGTGTCCCACAGGTCGTCGCTCATGCGGCGTCACCGGCCCGGCGGTCGGCGCCTTCGAGGAGGAGCACACCGCCGCGGAACATCTCGCGGAGTCGGGACTGGACCCGGTCGCCGACGATGTTCGCGGTGGCGCCAGGCAGCACGTCGCAGGTGATGAGGCAGGGCCGGCGGTTGATGTACCGCTCGTCGAAGATCTCGTAGAGGCGTTCCTGGGTCCAGCCGGTCGGCGAGACGCGGGCCGCGGCGAGGTCGTCGATGTACAGCAGGTCTGCCTGCTGGAGCTGCCGGGTGAGGGTGCGGACGTCCCAGTCGTGGCTGTCGGGGCGGAGCGCGTCGAAGAGCGCGGTGGACCGCCAGGTCTCGATGCGGGGCTTGCGGCCGGTCCGGGTGACGTGGGTGCCGAGCCACTGGCGGGCGGCCTGCCAGGCGGTGTGCGTCTTGCCGATGCCGATGGCGCCGGTCAGGAACAGGCAGACGGGGGCGGTGTCGGTCTGGGTGGCCCATTCGACGGCGCGGGGGTGGATGGTGACGTCCCGCTGGTAGATGACGGGCGTCTGCTGGAGGAAGGCGGCGACGGCGCCTTCGCGGCGCTCGGTGCGGACCGAGGCGCGGTCGTCGTCGTCAGAAATTGAGGGCACGCTGCTTCTCCTCGTCGGTCCACTCGGACATGTCGCGGGGGGCGGTCTGGCTGCGGCGCTGGTCTCCGGCTGCTTGGCGGCGGAGGGTTTCGTACTTTTCGCGGAGCTTCATCGGCGTGAGGATGTGCGCCTGCCAGAAGCTGTTGGCGTGGGCCCAGTCGATGGCGGCGAGTGCGCGCTCGACGGTGACCTCGTCGCGGTCGAGCATCAGCCGGGTTGTGTCGCGCCACTTGGCCGTGATCGTCGGCCTTTTGCTGCCGCTCTTCTCCAGGACATCGGCGAGGTGCTTGCAGACGCGCTCGACGTCGGCCCGGGGAGGGGTATCGGCGGATGCCGGAGGCTCCGCGTCGCCTCTATTCCCTGCTCCCTGCTCCCTGCTCCCTGCTCCCTGCTCAGGGCGGAGGGTCTCCGGAGGGCTCTGGAAGTTCTCCGGAGAGTCTCCGGAGCCTTCGGGAGGGTTGAAAGAGTCCTGGTCAGACGGGGTGGGACTGCTGCTCTGGACCTCTTCCGGCCTGGGATAGCGCGGTTTCCGGGGGTGACTCACTTTCTGGTGCTCGGACCAGCTGGAGACGGCGAGCAGAGCCTTTCCGGAGGCTTCGTAGAGGGTCACCAGACGGGCCGCGTGAAGGTTCTGGAGATCCTCGCGAGTCCTCTGGAGAATGTCCGGAGCTTCTTCGAGGGGCCAGACTGCGGCCCGGATCAGCCGCGGGTCGGCGAGGCCCACACCGTTGTCGTCGACGTAGGTCCAGAGCCCGATGAAGGTGAGGCGGGTCGACAGCTCCAGGTCGGCGATCGTGAGCGAAGTGAAGAACTCCGGCTTGATCGAACGGATACGGGCCATGAGGAGGGTCTCTTCCGACAGGTACGGGTGGGTGGTCTAGGCGGCGGTGCCGAGCGCGTACTCGGGGTGGTCGCGGAAGGCATGGTCGATGTACGACTTGCTGACCCCGAGGCGGGCCGCTGCAGAGGCCCGGTCCAGGCCTTGGGTGCGCATCACGAAGTTCGCGTCCTGGGCGACGAGTTCCCGGTTCGTGATGCCGTACAGCGGCTCGAAGTCCGGGTCGTCGATGACGTCCATGCGGTCGGCCCAGTAGGCCGGGGTCGGCCACTTCTGTCGCGCCGCCCAGTCGCGGGCCCGCCGGGCCTGCCGCCGGTCGACCCCGTGACGGATGGGCTCCTGGTCCTTCAGGGCGTCGAAAGCCTGCGCGATCTCGTTCACCGTGCTCAGCAGCAGCATGCTTCGGTGCATGAAGTCACCGACGGACGAAGCCTTCAGGCTCGTCTGGGCGGCAATGTGGTTGAGCGGCCAGCCGGCAGCGACGAGGGCCTGCAGGCGACGACGGCTGCCTGTGGGATCCACCCGGCGGCGGACGAGGTTGTGCGGCGTAACGGCAAGGATTCTGGCTGCCGTTTCGTGGCTGGTGCGCTGGCGCCGGCCACGGTTCTTGCCGGGCTGCGGCTTCGTGAAGTCGATGACGCTCTGCTTCGCAATGCCGCACGTTTCGGCGATGGAGCTGGGGCTGACGCCGTGGTCCTGCAGCATGCGGATGTGCTCTCGAACGGCGGCGGCGTCGACGAGCCCGTCCCAGGTCCCGGCTCGCTTGGCCCGGACGCGGGGGCTGTTGTAGGCGTTGTACCGCTCGACGCACTCCGGCCGACGGCAGCGGTAGTCGGTGTAGCAGGTGAGAGTCTCGTGGTTCGGCGGCTCGCGGCGGGTGGTCACTGTCCTGTCTCCTTCCGGTGGGGCTGTCGTGTGGGGAGGCTGTAGAGGAGCTGGCAGATGCGGGTGCTGTCGGTGCGGCGCCACCGTCGGAGGTCGGTGAGGATGTCGATCTCGGCCCTGAAGCGGTTGGCGCGGTAGCGGGCCCGGCGGCCGAAGAACCTCATGCCGCCCGCCTCGCCTGCTGGGCTCCGGCGCGGCGCTTCTCGGCTATGACCCGGCCCTTGACGCTCAGTCGCCAGACGGAGATCCGGTGTCCATGGGTGGAGCCGAGGGTGGAGGGCACGACCCGGCCGGTGTGCTCGATGATTCCGGCGGTCCGCAGGCTGTTGATGACGGCGCCGAGGAAGCCGTGAGCCAGCTCGGGCAGAACGTCGCGCAGGCAGTTCGCCGAGAACTCGTCGTGGCGGGTGCCGTAGTGGAAGACGGCCTGCTCGACGAGGAACCGGTCCCAGCTCGACTGGTCGGCGATGTCCTCGAGCAGCAGGTCCTTCTCGGCGGAGGCGAGACGCTCGGCCGGGGAGAGGCGACGGGTCATAGCGGTGTCCTTCCGGTCAGGGCTGGGCTACTGGGCGGGGTTGCTGCGGAGCCAGTCGAGGACGGGCTTGGCGATGTCGCGGGCGCCGTCGGGGCGTTCGAGGATCTGCTGGTGCAGGGCCGGGCAGCGGGACTTGAGGAAGCGGAGCCGGTTGGTGATGTCCATCTCGGCTGCGATGTCGAACTCGTACTCGATGCCCTTGCGCTGCTCGGCGCGCATACCGACCATCACGGGCTCGCGCCGGCCGCGGGCGTTCTCCTGGAGAACCCACTCGGTCTGGGAGCGCATGGTGGCGACGACGTGGCCGGGGAAGGTCAGCAGAGCGGCCACCATGTCGTTCTGGAGGGGCGTGCCGTCCTTCCAGCCGGCGAACGAGTTGCCGCCGTACTTGCTGGCCGCTTTCTCGACCTGGTCGAGGGTGCCGTCGGTGCCCTTCCAGAAGTGGCTGAGGGAGTCGACCTTGATGACCGGGTATCCAGCCTTGGCCGCGGCCTCCAGCGCCTTGATGAGGTCTCGCGGGTCGTAGCGGTCCATCTGGAGGACGTCGAACTGGATGCCGTGGTCGCCGGCGTACAGAGAGGAGGCGCCGCGTTCCGTGTCGATGACGCCGAACCGTTCTCCTTCGGCGAGGCCCCAGGCAACCGAGAGGCCAGTCTTGGTCTTGCCGGAGCCGGAGACGCCCTGGATGGAGATGCGCGCCCTGCGGCCAGCCTTGTTGGCGGGACGGAAGCCGGGCGTGGTGTCGTCGGCGGGCGCGTCCTGGCGGGCCTGCGCTCGGCGGACGGGCGGGGGAAGCTGGCTCACGAGTTCTCCTCGATGTACTTGCGCTCGAACCAGGAGGGGAGCGAGATGTACGTGGTGGTGTCGCCGTAGGCGGGCCACTCGCCGGTGGCCATGCAGGTGAGGTAGGCGTGGATGGCGCGGTCGTTGGTCTCGGAGCCGATGACGCGGGCGGGGAAGTCGAGTTCGACGACCTGCACGAGGTAGGGCGGCTGCTTCTCCTGGAACGCGAACTTGAAGAAGCCGTCGGTGGGGATGAGCCCGAGCTCGATGGCGGTCTCCCGGTACCAGGCGTCCTGCTGGTGGTAGGCCCACTTCTCGACGGTCTTCTGCAGGGCGTCCCGGTGGACCGAGGTGGTGGTCTTGTAGTCGGTGATGCCTTCGGGTCGCAGCCAGTCGAAGCGGACCCTGCGCCAGACGCCGCGGGGGTCGGGCCAGAACGCGGACTGCTCGGCGACCCCGCTCCCGGGGGTGAAGAGTTCGGATGCTTCGGGGTGGGCGGCGAGGACTTCGGCCATGTCGTCGATGCGCTGCTTGGCTTCGCGCTTGAGGGGCACGTTGCCGGCGGCGCGGATCTCGGCGACCTGGGCCTTGATCTCCTTGGTGTTCCAGAGGTCGGCGTCGACGACGATCAGTTCGGGCCCGTCGCCGAGGATGACGGTGTGGGCCGCGGTGCCGAACTCGTAGGCCGGCTTGTAGGGCTCGGGGTTGTCGAGGAAGTGCTTGAACCGGGCGGGGCAGTCGGTGAGGCGCCGGATGCCAGTGGAGGAGAGGCTGCCGCCGGGGATGGGGTCTTGGTGGTACAGCTCGGCGGGGATGTCGTACAGGCCGGGCTCGACCTCGCCCCCGGCGGCGGTCACCGGGCCACCTTCTTCTCGGCACAGTCCTCGCAGCGGACGCCATTCGGGGTGCGGACGAACGGGCCGGCGGTGTCACCGCACGGGCAGGCGATCACGCGGCCACCTCGCCTACGGCGATCTGCTGCAGCTGGTCGATGCCGTCCTCGGCGTACTTGGCGAGGGCGACGGCCCGGGTGATCTCGGGGAAGGCGGCGCCGAGACGGACGGTGTTGGCCTGGTCGGCCATGGCGATGAGCTCGATGAGCTTCTGGGTGAAGCTGCCGGGGCGGTAGCCGCCGTCGCGGCCGAAGGTCCAGAGGACGTGCCTGGCGGTGTCGGGCGTGATGGGAGTGATGCTGTCCATGAAGGGCTCCTGAGGGTGTGAGGAACCAGGGCCCGCCCTGATTCGGGGGTGGGGCGGGCCCTGGCTGGCGCGGAGCCGGGGGGAGGCTCGACGCGCCGTCTATGGGGTGGGCTCAGGCGGCGGAGTGCTCGGGGTGCACGATCCGCATGATCTTGCCGAAGGCCTCGTTGAACGTGTCGGTGTCGAGGCCGGCGAACTTCGACGACTGGGCCATGGTGCAGATGATGCTGAGCCCGTCAGTGGTGTCGCCCTGGTGGTAGGCGGCTGCGGCCTGGATGTCGGCGTCGCTGTACGTCGTCGGCAGCGGCGGCTCGTGGTGCTCGGGGAGGATCGCGCTGGCCTCGTAGCTGATGAGGAACCGCAGCTCGTCGAGGCAGGCGTTGACGGTCTCGTCGCCGCGGATGTCGTCGGCGGACCGGGTCCAGTCGGTGAAGCCGGCGATGAGGCGGGCGGTGGTCTCGGTGTGCTGCTGGTCGCGGCAGTAGGCAAGGGCGAGCCCGGAGTGGTGGGCGAGCCGCCACTCGGTCTGGCCGGGCACCTGGTAGGCGAGAAGGCCGGGCGTGGGCTCGATGGCGGCGGCGGTGGGGCGGATGCTGGTGGTCATCGGGTTCTCCTTGAGTGGTGTCGCCGGGCCGGCAGGTCGGGTCACTGCTGGGCCCGGCGCGATCAGGCGGCGCGGGGGCCGGTGATGGGGAGGAGCATCTGCGCCTGGTGACTGGCGGAGACCTCGGGGAACTTGTGGACGGCGACGAGGTGGTCGGTCATGTCCTCGGCCGCGGCCCGTGTGGTGGCGACGTAGACGTGGTGCTCGCAGCGGGGCGCCGGGCAGCGCAGGTAGCCGGTCACGCTGCGGCCTCGCACTTGGGGTGCGTCTCGGCGGCGGTCTCCCACTTGTTGGCTTGGGCCTTCAGCTCCTGCAGGATGTCGATCCGGGACTTCGGGATGCCGTCCGGGTGCTTGTTGAACGGGCTGATGGTCTGCATGAACGTGCACTGGCGGCGGACCTGCTTGCCGCAGATCGTGCAGGGGACGGACTTCTTGGCGGTCAGCGGGACCTGCTCGAAGCGGTAGGTCGGCATCAGCCCTCCTCGGAGTGTCGGTTGAGGTAGCGCCCGATCAGGAGCAGGGCGAGGGAGGCGGCGGCGGTGGCGGCGAGCTGCAGCCAGGCCCGGGTCACTGGCCGGCCGCCGCGGTGCGGAGGGCGTATTCCTCGTAGGACTCGGTGTGTCCGTCCCGGATCGAGGCCGTGTAGTCGGCGGACACTGCGGCTTGGGCGAGGCGGTTGGTGGGGCGTTTCGGCAGCGGGATCAGCGGCCCGTGGTCGTGGTAGACGTCCGGCAGCGGGACCGGTGCGGGGTGTCCGCTGCCGGTGAGGAGGGGTTCGCCGGTGTCCGTGTAGCTGCCGGTCCACGTCCACTCGACGCCGATCACGTCGACGAACCCGCCGTCCAGGTCGAACTCGGTGCCGTCGTGCAGGTAGGTGGTCATGAGGCCACCGCCTTGTCGTACTGGCACGGCCACGGCTCGGCGTGCGTGATCTCGCCCCACCCGGACTCGGCGGCGACGGTCGTGGAGTGCGTGTCGCAGATGCGCTCCTCGGCCACCTCGGCGCAGTACTCGCCGTCGTTCCTGTCGTGGTCGCACTCGTAGTCGAGGCAGAGCATGTCGCCGGCCACGGAGGTGGTGGGGGCGCAGGCGGGTGTGGTCACGAGGCCCTCCCGGGGATCCAGCCGGGGTAGTCGGCATCGCTGGAGCAGAGTTCGGGGTGGCGGAGCATGTAGATCGCGTCTCCGTCAGCGACGACCTCGTCCTCGTTGCCGTGGGCGGCGTGACGGGACTGCGAGTTACGGAGGACCGCGATCTGCTGCTCCAGGTCGGCGAGCGGCACGTCCAGCTGCTCGATGCCGTGGGGGTGGGCCGTCTCGTCCTCGCAGCGGACGCATGAACTGTCGTCGCAGCTGTCCTTGTGCAGCTCGGGGATGAACGGGTGCGCCATCAACTCGGAGAGGCCGGCGAGCAGCTCGTCGCGGGCGCTCATGCCGCGCTCCCGGGGGTGACGACGAGCTTCGGGCTGCAGGCGGCGAGCACCTTGTTCGCGCGGGCCAGCCGGCCGAGCGCCGTCTCGAAGTCCTGGCGGTCCTCGTCGCAGCCGAGCGGACGGAGCCGGCGGATCTCGCGGACCTCACCGAACGCGTCGATCTCGGCCTGCAAGACGGGGAGAGGGATCGACGTGCCGATCAGCATGGCGACGGAGTCCGGGATCGGGACGGGTACCAACTGGGGGTGCCCGGGGGATACTGAGTTCACTGGGTTCACTTCTCTCTCGCAGTTTGGTTGCGATGGAGTGGGTGGATCTCGGAGGGCCGGTCGTCGGGTGTAGGAGCCCGGCGGCGGCCCGCATAGCCGACTAGGCGGCGAGGGGGGCGACGAGCGTCCGCTCGTGCTCAGCGCGGATCGACATGGGGCTGAAGGTGATCCGGCCGCCGTCGTTGTGGTGGAAGACCCGGCGGGCGTTGCAGGCCCGCCTGAGGGTTCGAGGGCTGCGGTAGGGGAGCAGCTTCATCTCGACGACCTCTTCGGGCGTCCAGCGGATCAGGTCCGCCTCTTCGGCCGCCCTGATGTTGGTCAGGGTGGGCGGCTTGGGTCGCGTGGCCTTCCGTGCCTTGTTCTGCACCGGCTGGGCGGTCACGGCTTCTCCTCCTGGGTGATGGCCGCGGGCTTCACCTGAAGCGCGTCGGCGATGGTTCGGACCCGGTGGTCCGCCGACCTGCGGATCTGCCCGCGTTCCATGCGGGACAGGTAGCCGCGGTCGAATCCGGTCAGCTCTTGGAGGGTGCGCAGGCTCATTTTCTGGGCCTTGCGTACCCGCCTTATCGCGGGTCCGTCTGGCGTCACACCCAGAATGTAGGCGCACTCTGCGATCCAATGCAAGCACTCTGAGGACATCAGATGCATGGAATCCATGCATGACACGCAGTGACAGGCCCGCTCCAGGCATATGCCGATGCGCCCCCTGCAACCACCGGTGCTTGAAATGTCTACTTAAGTGCAGGTCAAAGCGTGGGATGTGGGCTTCGCGGTTGCATGGACTTAGGGCATCATGACCACATGGACCTGGACTGGACCCGCCTCGGAAAGGCACTGCGAGACGCTCGCAGAGCCGCCGCCGTCTCCCTGACGCAGGAGGAGATGGCGGAGGAGATCGGCGTCGGCCGCTCTGTCATCCAGCTCATCGAGGCCGGCAACGAGTACAAGAAGCCCACCCCCAGCATCCGGGCCTACGCGGCCCGAGTCGGCTGGGCTGATGGATCCATCGAGACCGTGCTGGCTGGCGGCGAAGCAACCCTCAAAGCCGCAGTCGCCCCGGCGCCCGAGACTGGGCCGCCGGCCGACGCTGGGCTGCCGCTGCGGATCGTTCACGAGCTCAAGGGCAAGGGGGACTTGCTCGACACCGCAGTGATCCCGCTTGGTGACGACGCCAGCATGGTCGTCGTGGTCAAGGGCAAGCCGGGGGCAAGCCTCGCAGAGATCGAGCGCAGCCTCGAGGCCTGGCGGAAGGCGCAGGGGCAACTGCTTGAGATCGACTACCGGGACGGCCAGGGCGACGCCTCCTAGCACGAGTTGGAATCGCTTTCTGCATTCCCTCCTCATGTGACTCAAAAGTGTGGTTGCATGACTGAGCGCTGACGTTGGGGGCCACCAATCGGACAAGTGGGGTGCCGATGTGTGTCCATGTCTTCTGCGTCGACGATCTGCCGCTCGGAGTAACGGTGTGGGTGGACTCCCGTGAGGCCCACACCCTCGTGTACGCCGACAGATCCCTCACCCACCACGGCCGGCTCACCGACGCCGGCGCCTCCGCCGTCAACCGCGCGCTCGCCGCGCGGCCCGGCATTCCGTCCCTCGCTACCGCCAAGCCCTGCCACTGAGTCAGTTGCGTGGCCCAGGATTGGATCAGGGCATCTAGCGAGGAGGCGCCATGGCCTACGCGGAGAAGGTCTACAAGGTCCGCAACGGGCGGCAGACAAAGCAGTTCACCTGGAAGGCCGTCTACAAGAAGCCCGACGGGACCAGGGGGACCGCGTCCGGATTCCCCACGAAGAAGACGGCCGAGGACTGGGGCAACGCCCAGGAGGCCGCGATCCGGACGGGCCGGTGGATCGACCCCAGCCTCATGCAGAGGACGTTCGGCTCCTGGGCCCGGGAATGGATGACGGGGCAGGCACCCCGCGGTACGACGACGACCCGGCGCTGGGACCGCCTCGAAGCGGTCATCTTCCCCCGCTGGGAGAACGTGCCGATGTCGCAGATCACCTGGTACGAAGCCGAGTCCTGGGCGAATGCCCTGACGATCGACGACGTCTCCGTCACCCACGCGCTGTCCCTGATGTCGACGATCCTCAACGGAGCCGTGGACGCGAAGCATCTCCTGGTGAACCCGCTCGCCGGCCGGCGGCGCCGCCGCACCGCGGCGGCCAAGGAGGCGCTGCAGGCGAAGGAGGAGGCGAAGGGCAACCAGTACGCCCCGCCGGAGGTCGTGCTCCAGATCGCGCGCAGGGCCGGGCCGCTCGACGGCCTGCACATCCTCACCGTCGCCTTCACGGGGCTGCGGTGGGGCGAGAGCATCGGCCTCCACCGCGACAACGCGCTGTTGACCCGCAGCGAGCACTACGACGGCGCCCAGTTTGAGTGCCCGGTCCTGCGGGTGGTCGAGGAGGTGGCCGAGTACCAGAAGCGCCACCCGGACGGCAGCAAGGGGCCGCTCGTGGTCGCGCTGGAGCCGGTGAAGACGCGGGAGTCCAACCGGCGGGTCGATGTGCCGCCGTTCCTGGCCGGCCTGCTGCGCCAGCACATGGAGAGGACCGACACTCCGCAGCTCTTCATGACGCGCTCGGGTGCGTTCTGGCGGCGGGGCAACTTCGGGCGCCAGGTGATGAAGCCCGCGTGCGGTGGGAGGAAGGCCGCGCCGGCGGTACGCGGACACGCGGCGACACCGGGCTGGGACCCGATCATGCCCGGCCTGACCATGAGGGCGATGCGGCACACGCACGACACGTACCAGGCGCAGATCGGGGTGAAGCCGATCCTGGAGTTCGAGCAGGCCGGTCACAAGTACCCGGGCATCAAAGGCCGTTACCAGCACCCCACGCCGGAGATGCGGCGTGAGAGACTGGAAGGGCTGCAGGAGATCTACGAGCGCGCGATGAAGGCGCTCGGGTGGACGGAGATCTGGCCCCCGGCGGAGCCCCGCCCCCAAGATTCCCCTAAATGATCTCTGCGGCGGGCATGGTTGCAGGCCAGGGCCACGACAACCCGGCTCTTACAAAGCAGATGTCGGCGGTTCGAAACCGTCCGCGCCCACCAGCACAAAGGCCCCCGCAGCCCATCGCTGCGGGGGCCTTTGACGGTAGAGGCTGACGGCAGTCGAGCGTCGGAGGCGTCGCGCCTTACATCGAACTGGCCGTTCCACTCCGTGCGACATTGGCGCATCCTGCAGTCCTGGCGCCGGACTGCAGTGGGGTTCCTCCTGCGGCCGGCTACACCCCGGACCCGGAGGGCCCGAACCATGCGCTAGGCATGCGCAAGCCGGGAGGCATGAAAGAGTCGGGCGTCGATGGCAGGCCGACCGGGGTAGTAAACCCGAATGCCTGGTCGAAGTCCAATGTGCCGCCCGAGAAATTCGCGGTGTCGAATGAAACTCGGCTGCCGCAAAACTCGGCACCGGAGAAATCGATATCGCTACCGGAGAATTCTGCGCCCGTAAAGTCGATCGAACCGTCGAAGAACGATGCGCCTTCGAAGGAGACTTGGCTAGCATTGAATTGTGCGTCATCGAAGTTAACTGTGGCGCCGGAAAACTGTGTGCGAGCAAAAGAGGTAGCAGCCCCTGAGAACTGGGTGCCGTTGAAAGTTACCAGCCCGTTGGAGAGCCGGGCCTCGTCGAAGGAGATCTGGCCGGCGGCGAACTGGGCACTGTCGAAGCTCGCTGTGCCCCCAGAGAAATTTGCGCGGTCGAGAGAGACGCTGCCGCCCAAAAACTGGGAGTCGTTGAAGTCTATCCGGCCGGCGGAGAATCGTGCATCGTCGAAGTAGATCCTGCCGTTTGAGAACTGGGCGTCAGCGAAGGACACCCACCCTTGGCGGCAGCGGAAGTCGGCGCCATAGAAGTTGATCCTGCTGCCGGAGAACTGAGCATCCGCGAAAGAGACTCGGCCATCGGAAAATTGTGCCCTCTCAAACGACACTGAGCCGTCAGAGAACTGTGTACCCTCGAAGCTGACTGATCCGTCAGAGAACTGCGCGTCATCGAACGAGGCAGTGCCTCCGCAGAATAGCGCGGCGGAGAAGTAGACCATGCCTCCCGTGAACTGTGCTTTATGGAAGGACACCTCGCCACTGGAGAACTGGGCGCCTGTGAAGCTAGCGGTACCGCGAGAGAATACGGCCCCCGAGAAATCTCCACCGTCGAAGACGACATTTGTGAAGTCGAAGTCGTACCCCTGCCATGAGTGAGCATGCTCTTGGGGGAGGCGAAGACGATCGCGGATGACCCGGATGACGGTGTGCCGGACCTCCCGCAGGGCCAGGTACTCGTGGCGGGTAGCTGCCTCGTCCCGGGGGAGGTCTGCCTCGGCCGTATAGGGCAAGCGGAGGTAAGCGCAGAGAACGTCGATTGCTGTCTGACGCAGATCGCGGGTAGGCGCGTCATCAGCAAGTCCGGCGAGCGCGTGGACCCCGCCGAGCCTCACGGCGGCGGACTCGCTGCCGAGCTGACCAACCGCGGTAGTGAATCGCTCAGTGTGCAGCCGGGTGGCATCGCGCAGTGCGCCTGCCTCGTCGACGCGCTGACGCCGGTAGGCCACGATCAGGGCAACGAGCGCACCGGCCCCGGCGACCACCCCGAAGGACAGCTTCACCAGGTCGAACAGTGTCTTTGAGTCGATGCGCTTCTCGGACTTGATGTCTTGGACTCCCAAGAGATCCCACCCGGCGTAGAAAACGATGCTCGCGATGAAGACGGCAGCGAAAAATGCGATCGCCATGACCGGCCCGATGGGCCACAGTCGCAGTCCAGGTCTTTGGCGGCGGGGCGAGTTCATGGTCACGCACCCTAAGACATCGGATGTGCCAGGCCAGACGCAAGAGTGCGACGCCTTCGCGCCACCTCGGAGCCTGGCCACGGCCAGATTGGATATCTGGCCGTGGCCAGGCTGAGTGTCAGTTCGTCATGGGGCGGCGCCGCAGCAGCCGGTCCATGTGTCCCATCGCCTCCCTCCGACGCTCGTCGGAGACGTGGGTGTAGATGTTCATCGTGACGGCGATCTGCGAGTGCCCCAGGATCTCCATCACGACCCGGGCCGGCACGCCCGCGGCGAACAGGAGCGTCGCGCACCCGTGCCGGGCGTCGTGCAGCCGGATCCGGGGGAGCCGGGCCGCCTCCGTGAGGCGCTGGAACGAACGGCTCAGGTTCATCGGCTCGACCGTGCGACCGGAACGCGTTGTGAAAACGTAGCTACTGTCCTGCCAGTCCTGCCCCGCCGAGTCCCGCTGCGCGGCCTGCCGGAGGCGCTGCCAGCGCAGTGGCGGCACGCACATGAGGGGGAGGGGGATGACGCGGCTCCGACGGTTCTTCGTGGAGTCCGCGTACAGCTCGTTCTGCACCCGCTGGATCTGGTTCCGAACGGTGAGGGTGCGACGCTCCAGGTCGATGTCTGACCAGCGCAGCCCGAGAACCTCTCCCCGGCGCAGCCCGAGGGCGACGGCGAGGACGAACGCGGCGTACAGCGCGTCTCCCCTCGCCGCCTCCAGGAAGGTCGTTGTCTGCTCCAGGTCCCATGGCTTCAGTTCCCGCTGCTCCACCCGCGGGGCGGGTACGAGCTTGACCACGTTCCGGCTGATGAGCTCCTCCCGGCAGGCAGCGCTGAGCGCGCTGCGCAGGACGCGGTGCGATTCCTTGGCCGTGGCCGGGGATGCCTGGGTCGAGACGGCGGCGAGCATGCGGCGCACGTCTGCCGCCCCCAGGTTCTCCAGGCGCTTGGTCCCGATGTTGGGGATCAGGTAGAGGCGGACGTGAGTCTCGTACTTGGCGTACGTCGTCTTCTTGCGGTCGCCCTTGACGAACTGCTCCAGCCAGTACGGCAGCCACTCGGAGAGCTTGGCCGAGCGGGTCGGGGTCGGGATGCCCTGGCGATCGCGGCGGACGAGTTCCTGACGCTTGGCGTCGCACTCCTCCCACGTGGCCCCATACACCGTCTTCCTCGCCCGGGTGCCGTCGGGCTGCGGGACGTACACACGGGCTTCGTAGCGTCCGTCCTTGCGCTGCCAGATACTGCCGGCGCCGTTCGGATTCCTCTTGCGTGCCATCAGGCGGCCTCCTTCAGTCGGTTGTTCATGTAGGTGTGGAGTGCGTCGAGAGGGATGCGGCGGCAGCGGCCCTCGGTGTAGCTGGGCAGAGCGCGGGAGCGGATGAGGTCGTAGACCTTGCTGCGGCTGTACTTCAGGGCGGCCATGACCTCGGGGACCGTCACGGCGGTGTGGCTCGTCGGGATCGCGGTCGTCAAGCGGGCCTCCAAGGCCTCGAACCGGGGGCGAAAAAGTTGGAGTGACATTGCTCTGAGTCGTGACTCATCGCGACTCAAAGCGGGTCGGGAGACGGGTTGAGCGTGATTCCGGCGTAGGTGGCGACCTGCCGGCCGTAGGCGTCACGGGGTCGGGTGCGGTGGAGCTGGGGGACGACGGAGAGCAGGTTGCGGCCGAAGAGTTGCTTGGTGCCGACGGACTTCACTCCGTTGTCCTCGGCCCACTCGCGCCAGGCGGTCCACAGGATGTCCACGGGGACTTCGCGGGTGGGGCCGGTGATGCACCGCTCGCGAACGAACGCGCTCGTCGGCGAGGCGGTGTCCTGCATGGTCATAACCGCGTCTTGCGAGGAGACGGGCTCGGTGATCCGGCCGGTGCGTTCCAGGCGGGCGAGGCCGTCGAGGGCCCAGTTGATGATGCCGGGCATCTCGGCGGCGAGCTTCTCCGTCAGCTCGGTGTCCTCCTTGCCAAGCCAGGAGACGGTCATGTTGAGGACGACGAACCGGCGGGCGATGACGCCGGAGGAGTCGCCGAAGTTCGGCAGCTCGTTGGTCAGGACCATCAGCCGGGTGGGCAGCTTCCCGGTCCACGGGTCGCGGAACTTCCGGTCGATGTCGATGGTGTCCTCGCCGGAGATGGTGAGTAGCCGCTCGACGACTTGGCCGTTATCTTTCCCGGACAGCCGGGCGTCGGAGATGACGGCGAGCGGCTTGCCGACGAGGGTGGAGAGCCCGAAGTTCGTGCCCAGGCCGGCGAGTGTGGGCCCGGCGAGGTTCTCCTTGCCGACCAGCTCCTTCAGGATCCGGGCAATGGTGCCTTTCCCGGAACGGGTGGGGCCCTTCATGAGCAGGATCTTCTGCTGGTCGGTCCGTCCGGAGAGGACGTAGCCGAACCATTCCTGAACGGCGGCGATGGATTCGGGATCGTCCGGCCAGATGCCGTTGAGGAACGCCTCCCAGGCGGGGGCGGTCGCGTCGGGGTCGTAGTCGTAGGGGACGGAGACCAGGTTGAAGAAGCTGGGGCTGTGGGGCAGCAGCTTCCGGTCCCTAATCCGCAGGAGGCCGTTGCGGCAGGCGACGATCGGGCTGGAGTCGTGCTTGCCGCTCTCGCCGTCGATCCAGGCGGGAGCGTCGGTGTCGGTGGGCAGGAAGGTGATGGCGCTCAGCGCGTCGAGCAGGTTGCTGATTTTCGTCTTGGTCGGCGCCCACACGCGGACCTCCGGCAGCCCGTTCTTGTCGAGGCCGGCGCAGAACGTGGCGTGCTCCAGGCGCTTGTAGAGCCCGGCGCGCATCTGCTGCTCGTCGTACTCCCGCCAGCAGGTTCCGTTCCACCGCATCCAGGAACCGCGCCAGCGCCGCAGGCGAAGCTGTCCGTCCTCGGTGTGCCATGCGGGCACGAGGTTCCGGGCGACGGCCATCGGGTTGGACGGTGAGGGCAGCTCCTCTGTGCCGGTCACGCGGCTTCCCTCCCTTCGGTCAGCAGCGGGCAGGCGGTGCGGTGGCGGTCGTGGTCGGCGATGAGGGCGAGGTCCTTCCGCTGCCCGAAGGCCACGAGGGTTCGTCCGCAGGAGCACCAGGAGCGGACCGAGGGCATCGTGTCCCGTCCCGGCGCGGAGATCCGCAGCACGGCGACGATCCGAGGCCCGTCGGCCGTGGCGGTCACGCGATCGCTCCCAGGGCCGCCTGGAGACCGTTGGAGACCGCCCGGCGGGCGTAGGGCTCGGGGACGCCGACGGACACTGCGGCGTCGATGAGGTCCTCGCCCAGGGCGTCGAGCCCGCACGGGCCGGGGCAGGCGGTGTGCTGCTTGGCGAGGAACCGGGCAGCGCCATACGCGGCCGTTCCGGCGCCCTTGTCGGAGCGGGTCTGGACGTGCTCGACACCGCGGGCGGCGCCGGCGCGGATGTATCCCTCGGTGTGGCGGCAGCCGGTGGCAACGCTCCGGTCCCACCGGGCGCGGGTCACCGACGAAGAGTCCACCGCCCCGCCGGGCCGGGTGGTCTCTTCCCTCTCGACGAGCGCGAGGACGGATGGCGGCAGCACCGCCATGGCGCCGCTACCGGTCCCGAGCCAACGGGCGTAGGACATAAAGGACTTGATGTCCACGCCGGGCCTCACGTGGTTGGCGGAGCGCATCACGCCCCGGTAGATCCAGTGCTCCCCGCGCGTCGTGGTCACGGTGCGGGTCGGCGGCAGGACGGTGCGGGCCCAGTCGACGGCGCCGGCGTCGTCCAGGTCGACCACAGTCACCCCGGCGCCGCCCGGGTGGTAGCCGACGACTCCCGCGCCACGCCAGGCGGGCGCCCACGCGGGCGAAGTGAGGACGTGGGGGTCGGTGGTGGCGGCGGCCCAGGCGTGGCACGGCCGCGGGCATGCGCACGGGCCGGGGGTCTTCATGTTCGGCCGCCCGCCGCATGCGTTCCTCTCACAGGCAGGGCAGTTACCGAACGGGCCCTTCCCCGCTCGCAGCGGTAGGACCGGCAGTCCGTCGACCGCGAGCCACAGGGCCACGTCGAGGTGCCCGGACCGGGTGTCTCGCCGGATTGGGATGGCATGAGTCATGCTGGGGGTCTCCAGTTCTGTGGAAGGTGCTGGCGGACGAGGGCGGCCCCGGACTTTGGCGAGACGGGGGCCGCCCTCGGCGTAGCTACTGGTTGCTGGCGAGGAGGGCGTACTGCTGGCGGACGTAGTGGCGGGGGTCGCAGATGACGGCCGCGTCGTCGACGTCCATGAGGCGCCGTGCCGCCTGGTCGGCGGCCTCGGTGGCGTCGCCGGGCTCGCCAACGTGCTCGTCGGTGAGGGCCACGCGGTCGAGGAGGGCGGCCTTGCGGAGCCAGAACTCCCGGCTGGCCTCGGTCCCGAACGGTCGCTCGGTGGCGGTGCGGGCGGTCCAGCTGATCTCGCTGACGATGGAAGGCGCCTTGGCGTAGGCCTGCTCCGGCGCGGGCCAGTCCCGTTCGGCGGGCCGGCTGAGGAGGTTGCGGGCGGTGTTGATGCGGTGCCCGGCGGAGTCGGCGACGTAGGCCGCGGCCTCGTCCAGGGCCTCAATGGCGGCCTCGTGGTTGGGCTGCCACTCGCGCACGGCGCCGCTGACGGCGGTGAGGACCTCGCCGAGGAGCGGGAGCAGCCCTGTGCCGCCGTCCGCAGGGCCGTACAGGCGTCGCAGGAGGTGGCGCTGGTCGGCCGCGTCCAGGCCGGTCCGGGCCTCGCGGAGGAGGTCGTCGAGTCCGGTGCGGATGGCGCTGGTGGCGGTGTCAATGCGGTGCTGGACGAGCAGGGACATGGTGATGCTCCTCAGAGGTTGGATGCGGCGTCGATGAGGCTCTGTGCGAGCCGGTTGATGGGGGTGGCGGCGCCGGTGGAGGCGAGGAAGAACCCGAACCCGGCGGCGATGAGCGCACTGCCGTAGCCGAGGTTCTTGGAGCGCAGGAGCAGGGCGAGGACGAGTCCGAAGAGGGCGACGAGCGAAACGGTGATGACCATTCGGGGCTCCCGCGGGGCGAGTCAGGTGGTGGCGCAGTCCGGGCAGGTGCCGAGCGAGGTCGGGATGCAGTAGCCGCGGTCGAGGCGGCAGGTGGGGCAGGTGCGGCGGGCACGCATCATCGCCTCGTGCGCCCGCCACCGCCCTGGCGTCATCGGACGCATGGGCAGGGCGAGTTGGGTGTCGTAGAGGTAGGCGTGGCGCCAGCCGTACCGCCAGTAGCGGATCTGGGCGACGGGGTCGTGTCCGCCGGGCCGGAGACCGGCTGCGCGGAGCTGGCGGCGGGTCTTGAGCCCGTCGGGGGCGAGGTTCTTCCGGTAGGTGTTCACCCCCGCTCGCCGTCCTGGCGGGCGTTCGTGGCGGCGGTGCGGACGAGGGCGAGGACCTCGACGAGGGTGCGGCCGGTGGCGTCGTTCCAGCGGTGGTACGGCTCGGTGATCCCCCGGGCGGCGAGGACGGCCTGGAGGCGGTGGCCGGCCGCGAGGGCGGTGGTCTCGTCGCCGTAGCCGAGGCGGAAGAGGACCGCCTGCGCGCCGAGGATGCAGCGGCAGCCCGAGGCGGATCGGAGGGAGCCGCGATGCCAGCCGTACCGCTCGATCACGAGGGCGGTCAGCTCCAGGTGCTCGGCGACGCCGATCCGGCGCCCGGCGCCGTGGAGCTGGCGCAGGAGGGGGAAGTTCAGCACCCAGTCGGGCAGGAGGCGCAGCGCGCGTGCCGGGGCGGCGAGGACCGGCGCGGCCACGGCGGGGATGGGGGTGCCGAGGGCTTCGGCGATGAGTTCGGCGGTTGTCTTGGTGACGAGCGGGTGGGCGGTCGTGCGGACGCGGGCGAGGAGGTACTGCTCGATCTCGCGGACCAGGAGCGCGGCCTCATCGGCGAGTTCGCGAGCCGGCTCGGTGGGGGCGGTGAGGGCCTTGGCAGTCACGGTGCCTGACTCCTTATATACCGGTTTGGACTAGGGCGGAGACCCGGACAAGGCCCGGACGGCTCCGTATTTGCGCAGGTCAGAGGCGTGTGTGACTCGGACGGATCCGGGCCCGACCCGGACGCGCGCGTCCGGGTCGGGGTGTCCGGCGTCCAGGTCGGGGCCCGGTTCGCCAGGGGGCATTCCGGGTCAATCCGGGCGCTCGTCCAGGTGGTGTCCGGGTTGGAATCAGGCGGTAAGCCCGAATCGGCCGGTGGCGGCGGCCTCGGCACGGGCGAGCGGGTAGCCCGCGAGGCGCGAGCCCTTCTCGCCCCACGGCCGCTTGGCCTTCTCCTCGTCCGTGCGCTGGACGAGGGCGGCGAGCTTCTCCGCGGTGACCGGGACGCCCTGGAGCTTGAGGTAGTCGAGGATCACCTGTCCGGGGAGCCAGTCGACGGTGATCTCTGCCTCGGCCTTCTCCCGGTCCATCCCGCCGTTGACGGCCCGCTGCCGGGCCCCGATCTCCTCGACGAAGAAGCAGGAGAGGACCCTTGACAGGACCTCGGCGTCCTTGTCGCCCTCTTCAGCAAGCGCGTTGAGCTGGTCGATGAGGCGGAGCGGGGCTTTGGGCAGCGTCCCGGCCGCGCGGCGCCACTCGGTGGCCCGCTCGATGAGCGCGGTGACCTGGTCGTCGTCGTAGTAGTCGGCGCGGACCATGGTCGGGTTGGTGCCCTCGGCCCACAAAAGGCCGGCGCCCCGCATCTCGGACTGGATCGTCTTCGCCGAGTAGCCGGACGCCGCGGCGCCCTTGCCGAGGATCGTGTCGGAGGCCTCGGGGGTGGTGCAGCGCAGCGCCCACCGGATGGAGAGCAGGTCCCGGAGGGATGTATCGACGACGTCGGAGCCGGGCTTCTGGGTCGCGCAGAAGGTGATGATCCCGGCCGCCCGCCCACGGGAGACGAGGTTGCGGAGCTTGCGGGTGATCTTCTTCCCGAACTCCTCATCCGTGGTGTAGAGCATGAGCTCGTCGACCCAGAGCAGGAGCTGACGCAGCTCGGGATACTTGTTCGCGAGCTCCTCGGTGACCTTGCGCTTTCCGAGCTTCTTCAGCAGCGCGTACCGGGCCTTCATCACCGCCAGGAGCTCATCGAGCATCGCGTTGAACGCCTCGGGGTCGGCGTCTCCCTCGTAGCGCGCGCAGAGGTGCTCGAACGGCTCCAGGTCCCCACCGCCCTTTCCGTCGGCGAGCCAGAGGATCACGCGCGGGTCGAGCGCGGCCGCCAGCAGAATCGTGTTGCCCGAGCCGGACTTGCCCGCGCCCGGCTCGCCGCCGATCAGGCCGGAGCGCTCCACGACGGAGATGGACTGGTGAATCCCCCGGACGTCGGGACCGATGCTGATCCGGCCCCAGAAGTCCGCGGCCGACTCCAGGGCAAGAAGCGGACCGGGGACAGGAGCCGCGGTGAACGGCAAGTCGCGGGCGACATAGAGCTCGATGCGGCCAGCGCGGCCGCGCTTGGCGACGGAGACCTGAGGCTCCTCGACGCCGAACGCTGCGGCGAGTTCGTCGGTTGCCCGGATGGCCTTCTTTGCCGGGATGCCGGGCGGCAGGTCCAGGACCGCCGTCCACGCGCCGCGGGTGTCGAGCATCGGCATCTGCACGACCCCGAGCGACTCCTCGGAGCCGATCACCTTCGCCGCCCGGAAAGACTGGTCGAGCATGGGGGCGGTCATGCGGTCGCCGTCGCCGAGCGAGCGCCAGTCCGACGTCCAGTCGGCCTCCTCGGCATACGGCTTGCGGCCGATGAACGCGCCCCCGGCGAAGGTGGAGAGGATGCCGGCGGCGAGGCCGAGACCGCCGCCCATGGCGTAGCCGGTGCCGATGGCGGAGAGCGGCGGGCCGTAGACGACTCCGGCGCGGAGGTTGCGGGCGCGGTTGCGGTCCTTCTTCGCCTTCTTGTGCAGCAGGACGGCTTCCTCGGCCGCTTTGGTCGCGCGCTCGGCCGCCTTCATCGCGAGCTCCTTCTTGGAGCCGAGGATGCGGGGGGTAAAGCGGGCGTGGCGGGCGGCGAGCCGGGCCTCGCGGGTCAGGATGTGGGCGGTGTGGGAGGCGGACTGGACGCGGACGCCCTCGAAGCCGACGACCCACTCGTGCGAGCGGCGTACGCCCCGGCCGAACTGGCGGACGTGGCCCTTCTGGGTGGGCTGGCGGCGGACCCAGCGGCGGAAGTCCCGGCGCCGGGCCCGGTAGAAGACCCCGGACCACGCGGCCCAGCCCTCCGGCGAGTACATCCACGCGGGGATGAGCGGGGCGTCGTCGAAGTCGTCCAGGTCCACGCTCCCGGCGAACTTGCCCGGCCGGGCCACCGCCTCGGCGGCCGGCGTCTTGTCGAGGATGACCCGGGCCGTCTCCAGGACCACGGTCCGGTCGTCCGCACCGACGGCCGGCGCCACGGTCGGCATCGGCGGGACGTTGACCGGCGGGTCGGTGTCGTCGGGGAGGTCCGACCAGTCGTCGTCCGACCACTCGTCGTCCGCCCAGGCCGGGGCCGGGATCGTGGGGCGGAGGAAGGTGACGGTCGCGATCGTCGGCTCGACGGGCGGGGTCGGGGTGGAGGGGGTGTGGGGTTCGGCGTGGTTCTCGGTCATGCTTGCTGTGCCTCCTGGTGAGGTAGCGGGGCCCGGCCGGTGCTGCCAGGCGAGGGCCGGGCCCCGCGTACTAGAGGTGGGTCAGGACTGGACGAGATGGGGGCCTGCCACGTGTCGGGCGCCGGCCGTGTCGATGAGCCAGACCTCAGGCGTCGACTCGAAGCGGACCCGGTAGCCGCGGGTCGTGGTCCGCTCGATGCCCCGGCGGTCGCGCAGGGCACGGGTGACGGCGTCCTGGGGCGAGCGGGCGCCCTCGACGAGGACGGTGCGGATGCCCGACGGGGCGACCGGCCAGGTGACCGTGTGGGCGGGAACCTCGCGGGTGACGTTCGGGTCGGGCGTGTCGGCGGCGGCGATGTTCTCGGTGACGAACTGCGGGTCGAGCGGCTTGCGGCTGAACAGACCCATGACGGGCCCTCCCTCGAATCGGTGGGGTGGTTCAGGCGGCGTGCAGGCGGCGCTGTTCGATGACGCGGTCGCGGAGCTTGAGCGCGTCCTCGCGGCGGATCTGGAGCTTCTTCGCGAGACCGGTTGCGGAGATCTGCTTGCCCTCGGCGACGAGGTCGGCGGCGGCCGTCAGGGCGTCCGGTAGGAGCGCGTCCAGCTCCTCGTCGGACCGTCCCCGGGGCCCGCTCTCCCGGGGCTTCTCGGCGGGTGGTTCATCCGCGTTCGACTCAATTCCCGCTTGGGATCCGGGTACCTGGGTCAGCTCGGCGAACGGGTTGAGGCGGGCGGCCTTGAAGCCGGTCTCCAGCAGTTCGTCGCGGACGTTGTCGCCGAGCTCGAACGCCGCGCCGAGAGACAGCACTGCGTTGGTCGCGGTGGCGTACAGCTCGGCGGAGAGACCGGGTTCGGCGCCGGTGTGGATCCGCCACGCGGCGGCGAACGCCGACTCGTCGTCGAGGACTCCGTACGGGAGGGCGGCCTGGAGCTTGACCGCCTGCTCGACGATCTGCGGGTGGTGCTTGCGCCGGGCGGAGACGTGAGCGCGGCGGGCCTTCTCGGCCTGCTTCTGCTCCTTGGTGATGCCGTGGGAGCCGTGGGTCTTCAGGTCCCAGATGTAGATCGCGAACAGCGAGGAAGCGCCGAGGACGAACGCGACCCAGGGGTGGTCGCCGTAGGCCTCCAGGCCGTGCCAGAAGTTCACCGCGGCCGCCACGGTGGCGACGGCCCAGGTACCGATCCGGTACTTCCTCGGTTCGCGGCCGGCGTCCTCGGCCTGCTTGCCCATGAACGTGATCGCCCACGCGCCGCCCTCCAGCATCGCCGCGAGCAGGCCGGCCATCGGCGCCGCCACGGACGCGCCGGTCAGGGCGCCGATCTGGGAGAGGATCGCGGGCACGATCGAGGCGACCATCACGAACGCCACGAACAGCGTCGCCGGGTTGGCCTTGAGCCAGCGGACCAGCTTGGCGCGCGTGGCCGCGGCTGCCGCCTTCTTCGCTGTCTGCTCGGCCTGCTTGGCCTTGCGGTCGGCCTGCTCCTGGCGACGCTTGGTGTCGGCGTCCTTGCGCCGTTCCTCGGCCCGAGCGGCCTCGCGGTCCTGCCGGGCCTGGAGTTCCAGGCGGCGGTCCTCGCGGGCCTGTTCGGCGCGGAGCTGGTCGTCGCGCCGCTTCTCCTCGCGGTATGTGCTCATCGGGTACCCCCCGTGGGCGTTGTCGTGATCCCGTACAGGACGTCGGCGAGCTCCTTGCGGAGCTTCGGGGAGAACCGGGCCAGCCGGAATCGACGCGCGAACCGCTCGTCGACCCTGGCGACCGCGCGGGCGATCGTCTCGGTGATCAGGCTGAGCAGAGCCACTGTCCCGGCCAGCAGGCCGAGCGAGAGCTCCAGGACGGTGAGGACGAACAGCAGCGTCTGGGCGAAGGTCTTCACCGCTTCTCACCCGCCTCGAAGAACTCCTCGTACGCGTCGGCGCGGAGCAGGAGCCGGTCGACGCCCAGCACGCCGAAGGCCGAGATGGCGCCGACGAGCGTGACGTCGTCGATGCCGATGACGACCCCCCAGATCTCGACGCCGACGCTCAGGGCCAGCAGGAAGTAGTAGGCGATGGTGTTCACGCGGCACCCCGCTCGATGCCGATGGCGGAGCGGCGGGGGAAGGCCAGGACCCGGGCGCCGAGCAGGCTCCGGTAGTGCGCGACGTCCTCGGCGTCGACCTCGGTCACGGCCTCTGCCTCCAGGGCGCCGACGATGTCGCGCAGCGCGTCCTGGCCGGCGGCCGAGTCGAACTCCAGAAGGTCGACCGAGTCGGCGTCGAAGCCGAGCGCGGCCTCGATCAGCTCGGTCCGCGTAACGATCCTCTGACCAGCAACGATCACGTTCATGGGTCGTACTTCCTCTCACGGGTGGGACGGCCCGAACCGAGGCCCCGGAGTTACCGCTCCGGGGCCTCTCGCCGTCAAAACCAGGGGGATCTCCTCCGGCTCTCCCTCAACCCCGCCCGTACGACATCCCGCGAACGGGACCCGGACGGGCGAGGGAGGCAACCGGCCGCAGCACCGCTGCGCAGGTGACCTGACGTCCGCGAACCACCGGATAGTCCGGTGCGCCGAAACGGCGGCGGATCAGGGGGACTCAGCGGGCATGACCGTCGTGCCGGTCCAGCACGATCGGCGCCCGGGGCGTTCGTTGGTACACATCGACCTCCCGTACGGCTGGGTGGGACGTGTTGCTCAGACCTCAGATACGCGTGGTGCCCCTCGCTCCGAGGAGGTCTGGTTCTCGGGGGTGATCAGGGCAGGTGCCACGCGGGTCTTAGAGCCGATGGCGTGTCCCCCTACGGGGTGTGGGGCCCGGTTGTGACGCGGGCCCGGTCTCGGTCGGCTGGTCTCCACTCGCCACCGGCCGGAGCTGTCACGGCCGTCGTGCTGCGGTGGATCACGCTGTTGAGTTGGGGCACGCCAGACCCGGACCGTTCGGCCCATCTGGTGCGCACCAATAGATTGCCATCTGGTGCGCACCAGATGCAACCCCTTCTGTGGGATGTGTGTCGGTGTGCATCTCCAGAGGACGGCCCGAGTTGGGTGTTGCGGTAGCCAACTGGGGTTAACCTCAGGGGGGTTAACCGGCTCTCACCTGGGGATTTGCGGGAGGCAGCGTGGCTACGGGGTTGAAGGCAGTCAGGACCGCGCGAGGGTGGTCTCAGGACAGACTGATCTACGAGATGCGGCGATTCGCGGAGCAGCGACTGCTCGACATCGCCTCGGCGGCGAGTCTCAAGACCTACATCTCGGAGTGGGAGAACGACCGACGCACCATCACGGACCGGTACGCCGCGATCCTCCGGCCGCTCTTGGGCGTCACAGATGACGAACTGCGTGGCGTGGTGGACGATGAGCAGGAGCTTCAGGCGGACGGCTACGCGGACCTGCTGAGCCAAATCGACGCGGCCGGCAGCTTGAGTGAATCCATGGTTCCGTCCTTCCTGGCCCAGACGGAGCTGCTCCGGACCATGGACCGGCAGATGGGCGCGACCGGCCTGGTTGACCAGATGAACGGCCATCTGGCGGCGATGGAGGAGGCGTTGACCTTCGCGGTGTTACCAGGGGCGCGACGACCCATTGCGACCGCCCTCGCGGGAGCGTCCACCCTCGCCGCATGGCAGGCGCTGGACGCCGGTGCTGTGGACAGGGCATGGCGGAGGTACGAGCTTGCCAAGAGGGCCGCCCAGGATGCCGAATCCCCGCTGTACCTGGCGCATGCCATGGGCGAGCAGGCTTACGTCCTCGCCGACGCCGGCCGTCCTCAGTTGGCCGTCGAGCTGGTGCGAGACGCGCAGCGCACCCAGCCAGAGCGCCAGTCGCCGCGTCTGCGGGCGTGGCTCGCGGCTGCTGAATCTGAGCTGTGTGCTGCCGCCGGGCCCGAGATGGAGTTGGCGGCACACTCCGCACTTGAGCGGGCGATCAAGCTTCTCCCTGATGATGGCGAGGTGCGCGACGCCGACATGCTGAGCATCTTCCTCAACACCAGTCACCTGGCGCGGTGGCGAGGGAACGTCCTTGCAAAGCTCGGAGATGCCTCAGCGATGGAGGAGCTGTACGTGTCGCTCGATAGTGCCGACGAGTCCTTCGTGCGTGCGAACTCCGGCCTGTATTGCGACCTTGCTCAGGCGCACCTGGCACGGGGGGAGCTGGACGACGCGCGGTCTCATCTCCAAACAGCCAGGCTGCTGGCGAACCGCACGGGTTCCGTGCGGCATCGCCGTCGCATCGAGATGCTTACCGGTCGCCTCTAG